GCATTATCAACATAACCTTCAGTAGCGTAACCAACTAAAGAACCAGAAGTTATAAATCCAACTACAGCATTATCAACATAACCTTCAGACGCTAGACCAACTACAGCATTATCAACATAACCTTCAGACGCTAGACCAACTACAGCATTATCAACATAACCTTCAGACGCTAGACCAACTACAGCATTATCAACATAACCTTCAGACGCTAGACCAACTACAGCATTATCAACATAACCTTCAGTAGCGTAACCAACTAAAGAACCAGAAGTTATAAATCCAACTACAGCATTATCAACATAACCTTCAGTAGCGTAACCAACTAAAGAACCAGAAGTTATAAATCCAACTACAGCATTATCAACATAACCTTCAGTAGCGTAACCAACTAAAGAACCAGAAGTTATAAATCCAACTACAGCATTATCAACATAACCTTCAGACGCTAGACCAACTAAAGAACCAGAAGTTATAAATCCAACTACAGCATTATCAACATAACCTTCAGACGCTAGACCAACTAAAGAACCAGAAGTTATAAATCCAACTACAGCATTATCAACATAACCTTCAGACGCTAGACCAACTATAGAAGGAATAAGAGGTTTATTTGATAAGTCGTTATAATTTCCAGAGAATGTAGAAATAGCAACTAGATTATCAACATAACCTTCAGTAGCGTAACCAACTAAAGAACCAGAAGTTATAAATCCAACTAGATTATCAACATAACCTTCAGTAGCGTAACCAACTAAAGAACCAGAAGTTATAAATCCAACTACAGCATTATCAACATAACCTTCAGACGCTAGACCAACTACAGCATTATCAACATAACCTTCAGTAGCGTATCCAACTAAACTTTGGGGAGTATAAGTAAAAACTCCAGTTGTATTATCATAAGATAAATCTGAAATTCCAGGAGATGAAACACTAACAGATAAATCCGTTAGATCTATTCCTGTTTGATCTGTTATAGAAACAAATTCAAATTTTTCAAGTGAATGATTATACTTGAGAAACTTTCCATTATAAGCACTTGCATTTGTAGCAATGCCAACAATATCATCAAGATACTTCAATCTTACTTCACCGCCTCCCCCCACAGAGGCAAGTTGCTCTTGAAGTCTTCCTACAAGAAGTTGATAATGATTTTTTAATTGTTCAAAAGTTACAGGAGATTGTAGTAAAGGATCATTAGTATTTTTATCATTCAGATTTTCAGATAAAACTTTGTATTTATAGGCAAGATCTTGTAATTTATTTTCAATTGCAACTAAACCATTTGGTTTCTTCTTAATTTCTTTGAATATTTCTTCTCTCAAAGATACAATGTCGTTAGAGTAAGTAGAAACATACTTTTCTACTGCAATCTGTATTTCACTATTATACAGACTCTTAACAAAAGATCTGGCATTAAAAACTTCTTCAGTTATTACTTCTTTATATAACTCTTCTATTTTTTCTTTAGTATCTTTAACTTGATCCTCAAAATGTTCGCAAAGTTCCTTTTTTAAATTACTAATCCTAGTTTCAACACGAAGTTCCGAAGTATTTACTTGTTTCTTGTATTTTGGAATTTCATTTTCAATGAGATCACCAACAACTTTATAAAGTTCTACTAAATCCTCTTTTACTTCGACGATTTGATTTTTACCAGATGTTAATAATTGCTCTTGAATATTTTTAAATACGCCGTCAATATTAGAAAAAGACAACGAAATATTCTCCTCAAGATCGCTACAATGATCTTGAGATATTTGTTCTACCTGTTCACTCAAGGTTGAAACTTTTTCTATTCCAAAAAAATCTGAAGGTTTTTTAAGCGCCACTATTATTACAATATACCTATACAGATATTTATTCTACTATAAATATCTAAATATGACAACTAAAATGTCTAAGTCGCCAAACAAGAAATCCAACAAAGGAGCTTCAAAACAAAATCAAGGCAATGCGACTGCTAAAAAAGCAAAAAACGGCGGAAAGAAAAAGTGAGGTGTCACCTTGCCAAGAGAATGGAATACTCCCAAAAGGGAACCTTGGAATGCTCCTATTCATAATATCCTAAAAGCAATAGATAATCATACTCAAGAATATTTCAAGAGTGGTGATATTTGGCATCTAGAAAAAGCAGATATGTTGAGACAATACTTAAGAGAACTTAAGAGTTGGATACATAAGCAAGAAGGCAGATAAAAATGGATGAGGTAGTTTGGAGCATTATTATTATGTTAGGTATTGGATTATCTGGAACTTTATGGATAATTTACTACATACTTAAGATGGCAAACGACGAATCAAATGTATCAATACAAAATCAAAAAAATCACAAAGATAGTTGATGGCGATACTGTTGATTTAGATATTGATTTGGGGTTTTCATTGACAATTTCACATAGAGTTCGTCTTAAAGGTGTCAATGCACCAGAAAGCAAAACAACAGACTTAAAAGAAAAAGAAAAAGGACTTACAGCTAAAGCGTGGTTAACAGAACAACTATCTAAAAAGGGTGAATGGACTATTACAACACATAAAGAAGATAAATATGGAAGAATACTTGGTATTCTTCATCGTACAGAAGATACATTTACAATAAACGAAAAAATGTTGATGGAAGGTATTGCCATACCTTACATGCAAGAATGAAAAGATTATTTCTTATTGGATTGTTGGTTATAAGACTCATCACCAACGAAGGCGTATTCAATGAAGGAAGAAGACCTCAACCAAAAAGACAATTTCCAGAAATCATTCGATTCATCAGAAGACCCGCCAAGCGTGGTAGGAAAAAAGCACGGTTCATTATTGAATAAACTTATTTTTGTAATCTGCTGTGCTGTAATTGGATTTGTTGGAATCAACTTCATTGCTTGCAATTTTATGGTCCCAGGTACAATCAATAGTGCTAATGTAAAAGGAGACCTAAAAAATCCCCCTCCTTTGGACTGCAAAGAATCCGAAAGAAGAGGGTATGAAACACTCTTGACAATTTTAACTACAGTGATTGCATTGAGAACTAAAGTCGAAGATTGATATGAAAAACATCAGTGCATTCACAATAGTTAGATTAGTAATCTTAGGATGGTCTGCTTCTTTACTAACCTTAGGTTACATGGATTATTTAAAAAAAATGGATGCTACTTTCATAGCATCCGTCTTTACTTCTACTTTGGCAACCTTTGGTGTTGATGCTGCTAACAGAAAATCAAAGACCAGCCTTAACAAATCTGTAGATTGTGATACCTGCAGATCCAAGAGTAGCGAAGAGAGCACCTAAACTACTAAAGAAACCTGATATCTTTTCTTCTAAAGGTTTTCTTTCTACATGGAATAATTCTCTATTTTCATAGATCCACTTCCACATAGGTATTCTCATATCTTCTGGGACTAAAGGATCAATCCAAGAACTTACTTCACTTTCCCTATCACCAACAAGAATACCACTCTTATTATAAGTGCGTATTCGTGCGATATTATACTCTCCAGTATAATCTACTTGTTTGTTAGCAATCTCATCAGCAACCCAGAAATCTATGTCTGCTTGAACTCGTTCATAATGAGTTTTCATGAAAGTTACATCTAACTCAACATCACCATTTTCTGGGCGATAAGGATGTGATACGCCATTCACGCAAACTTCAAGTGTTCCTGGATGTAATTTATTTTGTGTTGGAAATACTTGACAGATTAATGGGTTTGGAATCAACCAAGATGTTTTTGTTAAAGCAAAATATGGAATACCAATAGCAAGTGTGATTGGTATTCCAAAAGCAAGTATTCTTTTTCTGTGACTATTGATTAAAGTTGTTGCCGCTTCACCTAAGTCTTTTGTTCTAGCAGCGTGGATTACCAAAAGATTACGAAATGCTTGTAGTCTTTTACGAAATCCTAGGTCATATTTGGACTCTTCGGCAGCAAGTATCATTCTATCCAGCTTCTGTAACAAGACGACATGATCTGTGTCGTTACAGGTTGGTGATGACATTTATTGGGTATTGGACGATAATACTATTTATCTGATGTAACAAATTATGAAGACCAAAGTTTACCTTCTGCTTTTCTTCTTCTTGCTAATCCTGCCTCTACATTACTTCCAGGATTTCTATAAAGATACAAGGCATCAGGAACTTTATTCCATTCCTTATTCTTCAAGACTTTTGTAATAGTATTGAAGTTAGTTCCACCATAAAAACCTGCACCAAGATTATATGCAAAAGAAAGTAAAGCCCCTCTTTGGTTGTCATTCATCTCACTCCAGTAAGGTATTTTTTGCAGTGCAGGAAGAAACTCTCTACGAAGTTGAAAATACAAAAGATCATCCGCTTCATCTTGAGTAATTTTATTCCCAATCATAAAACGAGTTCCATCTTTTCTACGAGTACTTCCCCATCCAATAGTAATTGGAAGTCCGCCAGTAAGAGGATCATAATATGCTTTTAGATGACATCCTTCAAATTCTTTAATTAAATTCACTCCAGGAATTGGAAGACCATCTAGAGTTGGTTCTATTTTTTGATTACGATATCTTCTGGCAAACTCATCTAAAATTTCTTTATGTACTGATGCCTGAAGAAATGCCCAGGCATCATTTTGATGCGGCAAACCTTTATGGTTTTCCGCAGCATCGATAAATTTTATAGTCATGAGAATATTCTTCCCCACCCAGATTTAGGACCATCTGGAGTCCATCTTTTTTCCAAAACAGATCTTTTATAAATTGCACCTTTACCATTATAAACAGATCCAGTATATCCATCATTCAAAGATCCATACGGATCATTTACAACATAATCACCAGATGGAGTCTTACCAACCACTACAACCATGTGCCCGCCAGTAGGTGCAGATAAAGAGCCCCTATGAAGAATCCCGATAACAACAGGTCTCCCAGCGGCAAGCTCAAGATCAAGATCATCAAAAGATAAACTGTAACTAAAGTGTGACTTAATACCATAAGACGCCAGAACTTTGGTTTGAACCAAATGATCTGTTGAGTCACCAAGTGAAAATACCTTTTGAATATAGGCATCATCGCCTTTTGGTCCCTTGAGTGTGCCAGGTTTGAAATATTCTAATACCATAGCACAAGCAGATGAATTACAGGTTCTATTTGCATCTCTGTAATTATCTGTCTGTGGAAAATAAGGAACATCAAGAACTGATGATTTTGGTTTTTCGGGTTGAGTTCTATAGATTCTAACCCAATTAGCAGAATCTTCCATTTCTTCTGGTGCTTTCTTGTCGAGCACCTTTTCGAACTCCTCTACAGCAGCAACATGTTTGGGATTATTGGAATCAAAATATTTGAAAAAATTATGGAGATCGATTTTCATATTTAATACCTAAATTCTTCTAATCTATCTAGTAACTCATTTAAGTGCCTATTTGCTAATGCCTTTGGGTCACTAGTATAATATGATTCAGATATAAGTTTATGTTTTTGCTTCAATATTAAGACTTTAATTTCATCTTTTGTTATTTGATTTCTTGACATAAACAAAAAAAACTCTGCCACTTATTTAGAGGCAGAGTTTGAAATTTTATGAAGGTTTGTGCTCAGAATACACCAGGAATTACTTGACCGGTAGTAAGATATGTTCCAACTGCAATCACAAATCCAAGCATCGCAAGACGACCATTCCAACGCTCAGCAGTTTCAGTAAAAATTTTAGTCATTGTTTTTATCCTTGATAAGGGTGTTGTTGTTTAAGTACAGAATTTGGTTGTGAAGGAACAACTGGGTTCCTTGATTTATTTTTAATAACGATGAAAGCATCGTTTTGATATGTTACTGTTCCAAATGGTTTTGCCCATTTTGGATTTGCCTCTGGGCTAGTAGGAGTTCCAGTAACTGCCACTCCACCAATTTCAACTGAGATATTATCATCTTTATCCCATCCAAGTGTTTCAAGAGCAATTGCAAATTGCCCTAGCATACCAGCAGTGCTCACAGATTTTCTTCCTGTTCGGTAAGAATCACACAATCGCTGGTGGGATATGCTACACAAGTCAGGATAAACCCATCAGCAATCTGATCATCATCAAGGAATGATTGCTCCTCATTATCTACGGTACCAGAAACTAGTTTACCTGCGCAAGAACTACAGGCACCAGCTCGACAGGAATAAAGCATCTCCAGACCTGCCTCTTCGGCAGCTTCTAGGATATATTGGTCATCAGCACACTGAATTACATTCTCAGTGCCGTCAGGGTTTTGAAGAGTAATGTTAAAGGTTGTCATCAGTAAGTTTCAGATAGTTTGTTTACAGAGTGCGCCAATAGAACGAGAAAGGCGACACTAGTTATTGTAAAGATAATTGGTGCCATTGTCAATCAATTGTCAGAAGATGCCGAAGAAGAGATTGCCAGTGAGAGCGTAAGAAATAGCACCAGCAACAATACCGACCATAGCCCAGCGTCCATTCATTTTCTCCGCCTTCTCGGCATAAGGTTCGATACCATAACGATCAAGATCTTCTTTTGTCATATACATCGATGGTTCTTTAGCAAACATATTCATTTGCCCAAACTCATTTTTTGTTACCGTCATTGTGTTTTGTAAAGATTTACAACAATAGTATATAGTAAAGAAGAGAGCCTGTCAAGACCCTCTTGTTGCAGTTTTCTAACTGTCTATCAGAACTTAAAGGTCGTTTGTAGGACCCCACCCCAGTTAGAGGAGTTGCCAGCAAGGCGCTGATTGTCGCTACCATAGATGATAGCAGGAGTGACGCTGATGTTATCAGACACTTGGTACTTGTAGAAGATTTCGAGCATCGTTGCCTTCTCAAGGTTCTCACCAGTAGGTGCCTGACCGATAGCAACACCAGCAGAGTTACCATCAATAAATACATCATCCCAAGTCAGACCAGCAAACCAGGACTGACTGTTGGTAGCAGCACTTTCAGTACCACTTACAGTATTCCAACCATAACCACCAGAGATAGAGGGAACCCAACCAGATTGAGTAGGTTGCCAATATGCGTTGATGGCATAACCATTAGAGGTTTGCCCAGGAACCAGAGAACCAGAAGCACCGTTCAGACCGTTGTAGGTGCGAACGCGAGTGCCTTCAGTACCATAACGATAACCGAATGCAGCACCCCAGTTATCACCACGGTAACCAACTTGTGCCAAAGTATTAAGAGCACCAGACTTATCAAACTCACCAGTAGAACTATCGGCACCATTCTGTGCCACATAGTTTACACCAGCAACAAGACCTTTCTTACCATACTGGATACCAAAACCAGAACCAGTTGCCTTGTTATAAACGCCAGGAGCACCTGCTACTTGGAAGAAGTCAAGAATGTTTGACTTGTAAGCAGTAGGAATCCAAGCAATCTCAGTATTACGAACCAGAGCACCAGCAGTCAGGGTAGTGCTACCGTTAAATACAGGGAACTGATAGAACAGACGGTCGATAACTACATTGTTACCAACTTCACTAGTAGTGTTGTCTGCCTTGTCGAGCTTAAAAATTGATGAACTGGAACCAAAAGGATCACCACTGAAGTTAGAAGAACGCAGACGAGTGCGTAGAAGGTCAGCACCAGTAAACGAAGTATCCAGATTCAAACGCAGATCATAGTTGAATGCAGTGCGAGTGATGTCGCCAGTTTTGGTCTGGTAGTCATCAACACCGCCGATCACGAAGTTTGCTTCACCACGCAGTTTGGTTGTGGTGGAGAACTGTTGCGCTTCAAGAATAGTAACCTGTGCTTCCAGTTTATCTACACGACCACGAAGAACAGCAAGTTCTTGTGCGAATTCTGCTTGAAGGCGCTTCAGTTCATCAGTAACTTCGGTTACACGATCGAGGCAAGCATTCAGAAGTGCTGCTGCTTCATATCGAGTCATTGCACTACCACCACGGAAGGTGCCGTTAGGATAACCAGCAACGCAACCATAACGCTCTACTAGTTGCGAAAGTGCCTGATATGCCCAGTCAGTTGGTTGTACATCAGAGAATTGAGTAACACTCGTGACCTGTTCTGAAGAGTATTGGCTGACTGCTGCCATGTTCAAGTCTTTGGCACCCGCAGCAACAGGAGTAACCATTCCTAGAGCAACAGGTGCAAGAATCAGTCGTTGAAAAAATTTCATAAAATTGTTTTTGTTTGTACTATAGAACAAAGTGTTAAGAATCACAACAGAATTCTTAACTGAGTATTTAGTATAGACTACTTTCAAAAATTTGTCAAGTAGCTTGATTTGATGGTTCGGTAATCCGACCAAGATATGGATCAAATGATGTAATTTGATCTATGGTAAAATTCGCTCCCATTTGCTGCCAAAAATTTAATATTCCATTATAACTATTTTTATGAAAAATGTCTATGTGTTCTGGGTGAATCGAGGATCCGAGTTCGATCTTATAAAGAAAAATTGGTGTGGCATAAGTACACCCAGAATTATAGATCAAATCATCAGCAACAGGACGAGGTTTAACTCCATTGTCTAGCTTATACTTATCCCCACGAATATGGTATTTGATAAGTTTTTCTGCATGATGTCTTGTAATCACATAACAAGCAGTAGAAAAGTCATTAACAAATCTAGTGTGAATGGGAACCACAATATCTCCGGTACAAATAATAGCAAGTTGAATTACATCCCAACAATAAGGAACACGAGCAATAAAATCTGCCCATGTAAAATTCCAATAATGGGCCGTGCTAATATCGCAATCATCCTCCATAATAATAGCATATGGACTATCAGAGGTATGATACCAATGATTGATTGCTTTCAAATGGGAAGTCACGCAGCCGATTTCTCCCGATGTCATCATATCAGGATACTTTCCTTTTATAATATCACTTAGATCGTCATTTCTACCATCATAAGCAGAAATGCGAGTATAATCTTCTATTTCCCAGTACTTAAACTGATCTTCCATGTACTGCCATCTTTCTGGCTGTCCATCAAGATTAATGCAGTAGACTGGACCAAAGTTTCTTAATTTGTATACTGATTTGTTTCTATCCATCACATTCTTGTCCATTTTTCTGGAATTAAATCTTTAGTATTTTTATCCGAATTTCCTTCGCCAAACCATGTTTTTGGTGCAACAACTTTATTAGAATTGGCCAACCAGGCTCCCCACCAAGAAAAAGAAGAATTCGCAATAATATGATATTTACACAAAGTCATAAGACATAAATCAACATAATGATCTCCAGATTCTGATATCATAAATCTATCGGAATTGAATATGGATTGCTCTTTACACCATGCAATATCATCAGAAAAAATAATAACTGGAATACCAGGATCCAAAAGTTCCAGTGCTTCGATATAATAACCTAAATTCAATGGCGTGTGATTTAGATTGGTTAAGTAATCAGTGCGGCGAATATGAAGGCTAACTGCGTCTCCGACTGATTTTATCATATCTTCGCAAGGTTTTAGAATTTCCTTTTTAAATGTAAAATCTTCTCTGATTTCTTTTTCTATATGTTTAAAGTATTTTTCTGATTGGAAAAATCCAGCAAGAGCAATTTCATCTGGACACATATTAAAAAGAACTTCGTCAAAATGAAAATGTCTTTCTTCTGCTATTGGGGCATATCCTCTGTCAAGCAACTTAATATTTCTCTGTTGGACATGAAGCATTTCGAATGGATAAAATAATTCTATTTTCATATCAAATCCATAAGGATCTTTAATTATATGACTATGATTTGGAATACAAAAATCATAGCCACGATTACGAGCAATACCTCTTAATGAAGCATACTGAAACATTTGATTTCCAAGTCTGCCCAACTGCCCCAAATGATTAAACGCTAGCATTCAATTGGCTCCTTCTTTCTTTAATATAATTCTGCGACTCATAATATCTTGTTATTGTATCTCTATCCCATGTTCTGATGTTTTGCCAAAGATTGTGATTGTCCATAAACTTTGGATTATGGTAATGGGAATTAAAGGTCCTGGAATGTTCCAAGTGATACACAATGTCATTTACTCTACCGACCTTATATCCGAGTACCTGAAGTCGATAATAATATTCACAATCTTCTGCTCCCCAAGAAATAAAATTTTCATTCCACATATAAGAATCAATATAAACTTGGCGTCTAATCATCTGGCCCCATCCCATAACAGATGGCTGGAGCTTTGATGTCGAATTCAATGCTCTCAAATCAAATCCAGATTCAATAAAAGACTCAAATGATGAAATTGGATAATCTACTGCATATTGATATACTCCACATCCATATGGATAAACAGCATCAAATGTACCACTAGAAATCATTTCATATGCATTAACATAACTTGCAGTGGGATAAACAACATCAACATCATAATTATAGACAATCTCAGTATCAGATTCCATTAGAAGATCATTGAGAATCTTAGTCTTGTGAAAAAACTGATCGTCGGATTTCTCAAATATATGAGTCAAATTATCAAGAGATTTACCAAAAATATTTTTAATTACTGGGATAGCACTGGAAGAAAATACAGATTCTTTGTCTACTTCTTTTACAATTATTTTACTTTGAGGAAAGTGGTGCGTAATATAAGAAACTGAAGTAATTATATTTCTTAGTCTATCTTCACTCTCGATTCTACATGGCATTAAAAATGTAAGACTATTCATAACTCACCTCAATCCAACTATCCAAAAGAAGATCATTCATATTATAATGACTATACATAGATCCAAACCAAGGTTTAGGAGCAACAATAGGTTGTGTTGGATTCCCAATCAACCAAGCACCCCACCAGCTCATTGTGCTGTTGGCAATAATTCCTCCGGTACAAAGAGACATCATACATAAATCAAAATAAGGAATTAGTGCTTTTTGTCTTCCCTGAAGAGTGTCACAAGTTTGTGGGTACCTTTCTGTATATTCAGAAAGCATAAACCTATCATCCTGGAACAATTCTTGTTCTCTGCACCAATCAATATCGTCAGAAAATACAAGCACTAAAGAATTTTCATCAAAATGCTCTAGTGCTTTTTCATAATAAGAGATCGGACAAGCTGGATGTGCCTCTGGTTTAACCAAATAATCTCCTCGTCGCACATGAAGAAAGATTGGACCAGAAAGATCATCTACTATTTCTCTACAAGGATTTAAAATAACATCCTTAAAAGTATAATCTCCACGAATAATATCTTTCACATTTGAAAAATATTTTTCTGAGGTAAAATAATCATGAAGATTAACATTGTCTGGACAACTATCAAAAAATTCCTGGACGAAATGGAATTCCCCTGTGGAAATACTTTGTGTATTTAATATTCCAAAGTTACTTTCGACTACAGACTCCATTGTAAAGCAGTCAAACAATCCGTAGTTTGAGTCTCCGTAGCTATTTGGTGGAGGAATTGTCCAATCAAATCCACGATTTGCTGCAATACCACGAAGTGCAGCATATTGAAACATTTGATTTCCCAAACGACCATTTGATCCTAGGTTATTATAACTTATCGTCATTATTTTTCCAAGTAAGTTTTATAAATGTAATCTTCATTGATAAGAAAGTTCTCAACAATTTCTAGATTTTCTTTTACCGCATCAAGTTTATCATAGTACAGTTCCTCTGTCAACTGAGAAAGATCAAAGTCATCAGTGAGTATGATGATGCCTTTTGGATTGAAAAACTTTCCAATATCGGGAGAACCATAATAAATTGGAATGGTCCCAGTAGCAAAACAATCTTGAATCTTTTCTGTAAAATAAGATTCATAAGAAGCATTTTCGATGGCCACAGAAAACATATAATCTACTAGACCCTCTTCCTTAGATTCAATTTCATTGAATCCCCTACCATAAAAATCAACTTTACCTTGAAGTTTTTGTGCCCAAGCCAGACGATATTGATGTCCCTCACACATTACCTTGTTAGAGCAAATCATGGAGACTAATTTAGTTTTATCATATAGTTTTGGTTCGGCGATCCAACTTCCATACAAAGGAGCAAACTTAAACTTAGAATGTAATTTAAGTAAATCTTTATGATGCGTAAAAATTGCATCATAAACTCGAACATAATAGAGGTAATTTCTCTTCACATCTTCAATGACATCTGGACAAATATTTGCAGATTCTAATAACCAGGCATATTTCCTTTTGCTGTGCGTGTCATCAAAAGCAAGACTAATGTAGCGGTCTATATAAAAAGTTTCTTCTGCTCCAGAATCAACCCACTTTATGAACTTTGATTCTTGTCTATGAATAGATGATGCTTTGTTGTTATTGTCGTAGTTGTTAAACCCACCACCAACTAAATTATATTTCTTTTTAATAGTCATACATAAGATAATAAATTACGAATTTTATGAAAGTCATTTCTTTTTCATTATATGGAGATAATCCAAAATACACAATTGGTGCAATAAAAAATTCTAAACTGAGAGAAAAGTTTTATCCAGATTGGCAAATGAGAGTATATCACAACGACTCTGTGCCCAATTATATATTAGAAGAATTAGGTGCCAATAATGTCGTTTTGATCAATACCAAAATAGATCAAGGAGTTTGTAATGCAATGTGGCGCTTTGCTCCTGCATCAGAAGAAGGAGTAGAATGTTTTATTTCGAGAGATTGTGATTCTCGTTTATTTGAGAGGGATGTTGCTGCTGTAGAAGAATGGCTAGAATCAGATAAAAAGTTTCACATCATTCGAGATCATCCTGGTGGACATGCATGGGAAATCAGTGCTGGTATGTGGGGATGTAGAAATAAGTTTATAGAAAACATACAAGAGAAAATAGAACAATATATTCAAACAAGTTCTTGGGTTACCGATAGAGCAGTAGACCAAAGATTTCTACAAGAGATAATTTATCCTCAAGCAATTACAAGTTTATTTCTCCACGACGAATACTTTAATTATGAGGAAATTGGCACTCCAATCAAAAGAGACCGTAAGTTAGATAACTTTGCCTTTATTGGAGAGCCATTTGACGAAGATGATAATCAATTAGAAAATCATCGTGACATGATTATTCAAAGATATTGAAGACTTTCTGGGAGAATCTTTTGCCTATAAAGTGAAAGATTTTTCTCATACAACATTTTATCAGATTGATAAGGAATAGCAACTTTATTTGCTGGCAAAGAACAAACCTTAATATGCCGTAAATCTTTGACCGTATATCCAAAAGAATATGCACGATAGGACATATCACCATCAGCATAATAATATTGGTACTCTGGATTATACATTCCAATTTCTCTGAATATCTTCTTACGATATAATCCATAATTCATCACAATTTCTCCACCAGAATCAGCAACATTACATAAACACCATCCAGATGTATGATCTACACCATCCAACCAATCTGGATTTTTAGTTTCATTAAAAGATCCATACTTCCAATTAAAAAGATAAAAGTCGTGGTTTGATTGTGTTTCAATGACTACTTTTGACCAATCATTGCATAAAATCACATCATCGTTCCACTGACATACTATTTCATGAGTTGACGCACGAATGCCAATATTCATAAAATGTGGATAAGAACTTCTACCACCAATCTCAATCAATTTGATTTGAGGATGATTGAGTTGTTTAATATAATCTACTGTTCCATCAGTGCTTCCACCATCAACCAATACAAGTTCCAGTCTTTTATCAGAGAGAACTGTATTTGCAATTAGGTCAGGAAGCATCCTTACACGATTTAATGTGCCAGTTACGATACTAATCATCTGTTTAAGTAATCTATGAATTCAAAATCATTTATTCCAATTATCAATGCAAGCAAACTAACATTTGAAAAACTGTACAAAAAGTGACTACACTTTGAAAGCAAGTAAACGCTAGATAATACTTCCTCATTTACTTGAGAGCGATTTAAGCAATTGTGATGGATTGATTGAGACCCACTACTAATTTGAAGCGTGCTATCATAAATGATTCTACTACCATATCTATCCAACAAATAATCCAAGTAATATTTGTCGTCTGTTGCAACAAATATTTTTTCTCTGTCATTGGAATCAATTAGTTCAAAGACCGTTTCAATTTCTATCTCAGGAAGTTCTTCTTTTTTGTCAGTGCCTCTTATTTGAACCCCAAGTGTATCTCCATCAATCCCCAATTTAACTCTCTTATTTTCAAATTTCTCTACATACTCATCTTTAATCCTAAGAATATTATTATAAACTTTATTCTTAACTTTTAAATTGTCTATATTTGCCGGAGTATGGGCATTATATTGTCCTTGATAGATTTGATTCGAAAAATATCTTTCCAACCACCATGACCCGACATTATAAGATTGATTCGATTTCGGAGAAATGTTATCGAATAAATTCAATGTCTGACTTTCCACTACTTCGATATTAAAATTATCATTCACAATATAATGCTCCAAAGCCATATCAACAATTCCACAAACAATAGAACAAAATCCCTTGTATGGGTAGTTAAATCTAGGATCAGAATATGATATGTAACCAGTTTCAGTCAATTCCAATTACCTCATTAAGACCTTTGGAATGAATTGATTCTGGATAATTTCTAACATAATTATGCCTATAGATTTTTGGTTTTTCCATCTTATAAGAATTGACCATATCCAAAAACCCAGTTTGCATCATGTGGATTTCTTCGGCATTTTCAAGTAGTTTAATATAATCAAACATCTTAAATTGGTAATCATTACGAATGATCTTATGTTCATCAGTAACTTTATCCATATCGATATTATATCCCCTCTTTAAATCATCCAAAACAAAGATATAATTTTCACCATTAGGATTTAAAGTCCTACAAACTTCATCTTCCTTTTCTAAATCTCTTTCAAAATAAAACTCATCAAATCTAATTTGAAAATCGAGACCAACAAGATAATAAAATGCCTCATCAAAAGTCATTTTTCCCAAACAGCCATCAAGATTTTCAAATCCAGGTTTGATGAGATTATTTTTGACCGTACTATTGTTTTCGACAAACCTTATAGCATCCTCCTCAACATCAAAATTAAAAATTTCTAGATTACTTAGGTCACGATACATATAACTCACATTATCGTAATAATGAGTATAACAAAAAAGTACTACATTATCATATTTTTTGCAAAAATGGCGAACCATACCATTACAAATGATATGGTCACCAAGACCCAAGTGATGATGAATATACTTGAGCGACATATCACTCAACTCCCTTATATAGTTTTACAGAGTCCTCACGGAGAGTTCTTCCCGTTGCGATAGCATTATCCACAAGAAGATTAACTGCTTGCACAAGACGAGGACGCTTTACTTTAAAGCAAATATCAATCTTACGCTTCAATTCGGCAATTTCCGTGTCAGTTTTTGCCTCTTGAATTGCATCTTCCAGCATCCACATACGAGTGTGAAGAATTGAAAGTTTTTCAATCACTTCTCCAAGATTGTCAGTTTCAATATATTCCACATCTGGAAGTTCTTTATGCGAAAGTACTCCATCAATAGTTTCTTTAATACATTCATCGATTAAGTCGCCCAACTTGCTCATAATTCTCCCAAAATAATTTCCAGTAAATCCATGTCTCTATTAGAGACAAATTGATTATTTCCGATGTAGATCCCATTTTCATGGATGATATCTACATTTAAATTTTCAGTCTTTCCACTGATGGAATAATTTTTAAGATAAGGTTGTCTCAAAAGATTTCCACCAACCACAGGTCTATATTCAATTTTATACTTATCCAACAATGAAATAAGTTTAGATTTAATTTCTTTTGTTCTACAAATAAAAGGAAAGCAGAAACAACTGTTTCCTTCATTATACACCACTGGGTAAAAATTGTCTTTATTTTTTGGAGCAGACATAATTTCTACAAACCTAGTATATGTCTTGTCTCTATTTTCGATGAACTTATCCAATCTTTTGAGTTGAGATAATCCTAACACTGCACCAAACTCAGTGTTCCTAAAGTTATATCCATCACTTACAAATAGAAAAGATTTTTCTATTTCTAGATTTTGATTCTGATAGTACTTAAACTGGTCGGATACTCTAGCAAGTCCATGAGACCTTTTCATTTTCATCAAGTCATATAATTCCCAACTATCTGTAGAAATCATACCACCCTCTACGGTTGACATATGATGCCCAAAGTAAAAACTAAAGGTGGCACCAAGACTATTTTTACCTATCTTATTTTCACTCTTATCAAGACATCCATGAGATTCGCAAACATCATCAATAAACAAAGCATTAGGGAATATTTTACGATACTCTTCAATTTCAGCAGGAATTCCCAATAGATGAGTCACAAATACCATTTTAATGTCTTGATGCAACTCAGAAATAATTTTTAAGTTGTCCAAATCAAAACTATAATTTTCAAGATTTACATCACAAAAAATTGGAGTAAGTCCCAATTGAATGATTGGATTAATATTTGTAACCCAAGTGCAAGATGGGACTAATACTTTATCACCTTTTTCTAATCCATACTTTTCTATGATAGAAGAAACTAACAAAAAGTTTGCCGTGCTTCCAGAAGTTACAAATAAAGAATACTTACATCCTAACCATTTTGACCACTCTTTCTCAAACCTCTCAACATTTTCTCCCTGAGTAAACTTATCGGAAGTTAAAACGAACTTAGCAAGTTGAACTCTATCCCATAAAGAGATGGAGTTTTTCATAAGAGGCCACTTATAGTCTGACATAGTTACTCCTATTTTTTAGGAACCAATCAATAGTAATTTTCAGACCATCTTCAAGAGAAGTTTTTGCTTTCCATCCCAAAGAACTCATCTTTGAAGTATCAAGTGCTCTGCGTGGAGTGCCATTTGGTTTACTAGTATCCCAAATTAACTTACCATCATATCCAACAAGATTAGAAACAACCTCAGAAAGTTCTTTGATGCTTACTTCTCTTTCAGGACCAATATTAATAATTTCTGGATCTTCGTAGTTATTCATCAGAAAAACAAGGCCATCTGCAAGATCATCAGAGAAAAGAAATTCTCTAGTTGGGCTACCATCACCAAAACAAACTACACTTTCAACTCCAGAATCTTTTGCGGAAACAAACTTATTAATAAAACTTGGGATTACATGACACTGCTCAAGGATAAAATTATCATTAATCCCATAAAGATTATTAGGCATTACTGATACAGTCGGAAATCCATACTGCTCAGTGTATTTTTTACACATCATGTATCCAGCAATTTTTGCCAGAGAATAAGAAATATTTGTTTCTTCAAGTGGTCCAGTCATCAAATACTCTTCTTTGATTGGCACTGGAGCATGTTTTGGATAGATACAAGCAGATCCTAAGAAGAGCAACTTCTTACATCCATTACGATACGCTGCATCAATTACATTTGTTTGAATCTGCAAATTTTCACGAATAAAATCAGCGGGAATTGCTTTATTGTATCCAATGCCCCCTACTTTTGCTGCGCCAAGAAAAACATACTCAGGTCTTTCCTCAGCAAAAAATTCATTAACATCTTTCTGAATTCTTAGATCTAATTGTGCTCTGGAGCGAGACAAAAGATTAGTATATCCATTAGATGTCAGATGTCTAGAAATTGCAGAACCAACAAGTCCCCTATGCCCTGCAATAAAAATCTTAGATTCAAAGTTCATTTTTACACATGTCCTCAACTAGTTCATCAAAAGAAATTTTTGGTTCCCAACCAAGTTTTTGTTTAGCTTTTGTGGCATCACCCAAAAGAGTTTCCACTTCTGCAGGTCGAAAATATTTAGGATTGACTGCAATGACTTGGTTACCACTAATTGTATCATATCCAACTTCTTCTAGACCTTCTCCCATCCATGCAATTTTCATCCCAAAATAAGGTGCTGATTTTTCTACAAATTCCCTAACAGAATATTGTTCGCCGGTTGCAATCACATAATCATCAGGTTCGTTTTGTTGTAACATCATCCACATTGCTCTCACAAAGTCAGCGGCATGTCCCCAATCTCGTTTTGAGTTTAAATTCCCGAGATATAGTATATCTTGTTTTCCAGTTGAAATGCGTGATAATCCGCGAGTGATTTTTCTTGTGACAAAAGTTTCTCCTCTTCTAGGGGATTCGTGATTGAAAAGAATTCCAGAACTTGCATGTAGTCCATATGATTCTCTGTAATTTTTGACGATCCAATATCCATAAAGTTTTGCTACTCCATAAGGCGAACGAGGATAAAAAGGTGTAGTTTCTCTCTGTGGTATCTCTTGTACCAAACCATAAAGTTCGGATGTAGATGCCTGATAAATTTTAGTTTTCTTCTCCATGCCCAAAAGACGCACTGCTTCTAGAATGCGGAGTGTTCCCAAGGCATCGACTTGTCCAGTGTATTCTGGCGTCTCAAAAGAAACTTTTACATGGCTTTGAGCACCAAGATTATAAATTTCATCTGGTTGAACTTTTTGTATAATACTAATAAGATTAGTAGAATCAGTTAAATCTCCATAATGAAGATTAATAGAATCATAGATGTGATCGATGCGAGCAGTATTAATAAGAGATGATCGTCGAATTATACCATGTACTTCATAACCTTTTTCTAATAATAGTTCGGCAAGATATGATCCATCTTGGCCCGACGCTCCAGAAATTAAAGCTTTTTTCACAGATCAAATCCTCCCATAAGAATCTTCAATTCTAACAATGTCTTCTTCAATGCATTTTTCTCCAAGTTGAACTTCTATAATTATTATACCATTATTCCCTCCAGTAATACGATGTTTGGATAAAATTGGAACAAAAATATAATCTCCAACTTTTACATTTGTAGTTTCTTCATTTAATTCCAATTTGCCACTACCGCATACCACAACCCAATGTTCATCTCTTTGTTTATGATATTGTAAGGATATTTTTTGAGTCGGCTGAATATATAGCCTCTTAACTTTATATCCATCGTCATCTTTTAGATTTTCATGCCAACCCCAAGGTTTATGTATTCTTTCTATCATACTGCACAATTTGTAAAATCGACTTGTCCATTTCGAGTTGCCCAGATTGGATACTCTTTTCCATAATTATTCCAAATCCTAGCTTGTTCTGGTCCAACTGGAACTCCACTCATCCCAGCAGCATTCCAAATAGTTTCATAAGTATCATCCTCATGGAAAGTAAAATCATGTTCTTCAGACTTAATTTTCAATAAAAGGGAGAGGATCGATTGATCGTGTCTATGTTCTCTGAAAATCTCATTATTTGTCAATTTCGATGGACTATCATCTAGATATCTCCCATCATCTTTGACACAAATCGACATCCATTTTTCAACTAAATCTCGAACCATTTGAGTATTTTTCAAAAAGAAAATCCCAGAAATTATTTGTTTTGTCATAAAATGTCCATCGTCATCTCCCATAATATGACAATAAGTATCCATTTTTGTCCATTGAATTTCGGGTAAATCCAAAGTAAAAAACACTCCTTCAGTATCAATGCATTCATCATAATACTGATTCAATTTCACCAATCCATTTTTATTCAATTCACAACCAGAATCAACATACAATAGAATATCATTTTCTGGGATACTTTTTAGAGCCTCCAAAACAAAATAGGGTTTACATGCATAATAGCCATAGTATCTCTGGTTCAATCCAGAACGAAGAGACATCATTGGTTTTATATGGTTGTCCCAAAAAGAGTTGTTCTCTAAGTCATCCTCCCCATATTCAAGTATTGACTTAAATATTCCAAAATTTTTTGCTTGGTTTTCAATTCTCTTCTTTCCTATAGAAAAATTATTATCCCCAAAATAAGTTAAGTGCAAATTCATATGGCAGTAATCACCGATTCATACGCATTATACCAAAAAAGAGGAGTTGTTGTCAACTCCTCCATCAGGTCTGCCATGCACGCCACCAATTCTTTAACTGGAAATTGGAAACCAGGCGGGAGTAACCTCCACATCCGCACCAGTCGTCATATTTAATGTCCATACGACGAGGACAATTTTGGGTCACAATTGGCTCCACCACTTAGTTTTGAGAAACTAAGAAAAGTTGTGCTAATTTACTCAATTCGATCATACTAAAGAAAACGCATAATAACAACATATCCCATAATCTAAATTTAATCACAAAAGGAACAATAAGTAGTCCCCCAATAAACTTCAATAATAGACCACTTTTGAAATCCCCCCATAACATAATTTGATAACCAATAATGAGAAAAAGATTTCCAAGGTACCTAAGAACACTAGTTTTAGACATAAGGGAAGCACTCCGACCAGGGCAAGTTTTAAGTCATTCCGAGACTATTTACTATGCAGGAACATCGACTTGAAGATCTTCACAAAGAAGGCTCAAAATTAACTCATAATCAGCTTCCGATTCCTGATAAAACTGAATTCCTTGCTCTTCATAAAATTTTTTAACCTTTTTGAAGAGTTTTGGTTGATCATATTCTAGATCAATTTCTCGGTTTGCGGCACGAGTAAGAGTATAAATTGATTTGCGAAACTTTGAATTGAAAGGATGATTAGACATTGGTTGAATTTGATTCGTTCCTATTATAAGAGAGAATTGGTGAGATGTCAAGGGGCACCAAGAATAAAATTTTCTTATCTAAGTTTTGGGCCACGCATCCAAGTAACTAACGATAATCTAGTCCCACTTAATACCTTTGAAACTCTATGTGGAAGCCTAGAATCGAAAATCGTTATAGATCCTTTAGTTCTAGAAATTGAAGTAATGTTTGCATGATAATCAATTAATTGCAATTCTCCGCCATCATATTCGGATTCATCTGAAATGAGTAGAGAAGCAGACAATTTTCTAGTATATGCTGAGTCATCTAGACCATAATCACAATGCCAATTATAGTGCCCATTTTGATCATATTTACTAACTTGTATTGACTCTATTCCCGCCAAATCATATTCCCAACATTCTCTATTAGCTTTTTCGAAATAATGACGGAACATGGAGCATATCCAATGATCGTCCTGTAGCCAGTATATAGTGGAATCTCTGATATTTTTCAAATTGGGGGAATCTTCTTCTTCGTTTGCTGTGGTGCCAACCAAAAAAGAATCTGGGTCAATGATTTTTATTTCTTTTATCATCATGTCAATCAATTCCGATGGTATTACCTCCGAATAATAAACATAAGATGATGCTTCTTTGTCGTAATATGTCATAAAAATATATTAAATATCAGCTTCCTTCTTCATGATCGGTATGAATTCTGATAAGATCGTCATCAGAACAAGTTCCACCAAATACTTCTACCATTTCATTATATGGAACCATAATTGCATTTCCATGCTCACTTGTTATAATTAATGATTCACCATTTTCTACTCTTTCCATCAAATAGTCAAAATCAGATTGAAATTCTTCTACTGTAAATGATTGAAGTTCTGCCATTTTTATGAAATTAAATTTACACAGATTAGGTAACAAATTCCTAATCCGGATACTCAGATTTGAACTGAGATTATTCCTGCTCCCAAAGCAGGTGCCATGACCAAGTTAGGCGATATCCGGGAATTTAAGCTATTTATTATTTGAGTGTATGACCATAATACCAAAGATAGGAACCATTGTCAAGAGAAAACAGAGAGTCCCTAAAAATAGACTATTGTTTAATAGTGTTCCAATCAGATGTCCCATTCTTCTTTTTCGTCTTCATAAGTACATGGTTCTTCAAAGAGTTCAATCATTTTTTGCTGTAGAACTCTCTGTTGCAATTTTTCTATATCTTCTTCTGTTAATTCAATCACTTATATTTGCCTTCTCCTCCAAGAAATTTTTCTAGTGGATCTTTTCTTGTTTTTGATATTTCCACGGCTCTTTTATAAAACATATTATCCGTATTACCAGAAGCTTCGAATGTGGCTTTTATTTTTAACCAATTTTCGTATGTCCGTTGGTCCATTAGAATATATCATATTATCACTAATTATAATTGGTAAATTCTCAGTGTCAATCATATGTCACGAAATCTTAATAACCGTGATTGATAATAGTTTTCGTGTACTTCCTTAAAATCTCTCCGGCTCTAGAATTTGCTTCATTTTCGCATTCACTTCCAGTTTCTCCGCTCATTTCTTTTCCACTTTGTTTTTGATGATAATGTACAAGTTCATGCGCAAGAGTTCTATAAACATCTAATGGATGTCTTTGTGCAGTCTGAATTTTAATCTCGTCCGTGCCAAGATTAAAACAACCAAAAGTTTTATTGTCAATTGAGAACTTGGGATCATCTATTACAATAACTTTTGGTAAAGTAGATAACCCAAGTTCATCCTTGACAAAATTCATAAAATCTTTAACTTGAACCTTTTTTGATTCAGTAAGAAACTCTTTGAATCTCATGAGTTTTTTATGTATTTATCTGACTTCAAAATCTAATCTACGAACCTTTCTTTGTCTTCTGGCCTCCTGCCACATAATGTCTTCATTTGTTAATACTTTTGTTGATTCTTTTTGTGCGGGAGAATTCAACATGACAATTTTCGATAAATCTACTGCAGATATTTTATCTTCTTTTATTGTTGCCATATTGGGACAACCACAAGACTTCGACTGGCCAGGTCTTGCCGTCACTTCAGTATTGCACTGTTTGCATCTTATCTTTAACATTTCTATTCATTATGAATATTTGCGTTTGATTATTTATAATAAAAAAGCCCACGCAATGTGAGCTTTTAAAGAATAGATATAAGATTTAACATATTTTAACTCCCCCAGTCCGACTCGAACGAACAACCCCAGAGTTAACAGCTCCGTGCTCTGCCAATTGAGCTATAGGGGAATGTAGGAAGTTACTGGACTTACACCAGTTCGAAGGGCATTGTCTGCTTGTCTCGATTCTTTGACTTAACTTCCTTTGGTCTTCAGTTAGGATACATACCTAACAAACACCAAAAGCGAAATACGGGATTCGAACCCGTGACACCAACTTGGAAGGATGGGATGTTACCACTACACCAATTTCGCAATAAAACAATCATACCATATTTATGAATGACTGCCAAACTTATCAAGAGTTTTTTTGTATTACTTCAAGATCAGTTCCAATAGCACGAAGCCATGTATTTAAATTCTCCATAACAAATTCATCATCTGGATTTTCAAAATTGATACGAATATCACGGATTGTATCGTGGTTTTCATTCCTGGCGGAATAACCAAGATCATAGTTTGTGTTCACAACTTGTTTTTTGGGCATAATCAATTAAGAATGTAATACGGAGATATTTCAGTATCTCATGCTCGAAACAGGAGTCGAACCTGCAAGCCGAAGCGGTTGATTTTGAGTCAACTGTGTATACCAATTCCACCATTCGAGCTGGCGTCTCAGGTTGGATTCGAACCAACGACCAACTGCTTATCAGGAATACTAAGATAATCTTCAGCCAAGTTTATACCAATTTTTTGATTATTCTTGGGAGGAACTAATCTTAGGACAAATGTGTTACTACAATCATTTGGATTTATGTAGTAACACATATCTGTGTCTGGACAGTAGACGCACATTACATCAATTTCATTTTTATCATAATTTTGAGTATGTGTTCCATTTTTATCTGTCCAGCAAGTCCTGAATGGAACTTCTATTTTACCATCTTTTGATGCTCTATACTTGACTTGAACTCTTAAAAAGTTTCCATCTTTGTAGGCAACAAGATCAAAGGCAGAATGTTCTGTATGAGGAGTAAGAATTAAGTATCCTTTCTCATATAGATCAAGTTGTGCTTTTAGGACTCCAAGATCTCCTTTGTTTTTAGTATGATGTTCCCTCATACAAGTAACGATATCTCTTATTATTTATAAGAGTAGCAACTTACCAGTATGTTACTCAGAACAACCAACAGGCTCACCTGGAATCGAACCAGGGACATTCGCTTAGAAGGCGAAGGTTATATCCGCTTAACTATGAGCCCAAGCGGTTGTTCTAAGAAATCAGATACTCTATCCAAGTGAGCTACTGAGACATAAGACAATCATAAGACATTTATCTTAGATTGTCAAGTGGAAACACTGGGGATTGAACCCAGAACCTCACGCTTATAAGGCGTGTGCTCTAACCAGTTGAGCTATGTTTCCGATAAGACAATTATAAGGCAGAACCTTGGAATTGTCAAGTGCGAGTAGGGAGACTCGAACTCCCACGGGATTAACTCCCAACGGATTTTAAGTCCGGTGCGGCTACCATTACGCCATACTCGCGGATAAGACAATTATAGATCATAAGATCGAAATTGTCAAGTGTTAGAATCGGATCTCTCTCGAACCAACACATACATCATATCACTCTTTGGGGCAGCTGTCAACCCATGGGGCACACAACCTGATTTCTCCTCCAAGTGACCGACACTCATCAGTATAGCACACAGAGGTGTCTACTGGTTTCTCTGAGAGTCGTGGTGGTGGAATTTTAACATGCCCACCATCTCCTGTCAAGCGTTCATAATCACTGATTGCTTTATCCACGGTTCGCTCGACATCTCTTTCCAATATACCAGGATCTTTTTGAAGTTCTGGAATTAATGGAGAATCTGGTTGATATGTTTGGAGATATTCATAAACAATATCCCAAATATGTTTTTGTTCTATCTTTAAGCAAGAGGAGAGTGATGCTATTATTAAAGATAGGACTACAATAGTTTTAATATGTGCTTTCTTTTTTCCTACCTGAAAATTAAATTTCATTTAAAAAAATTTTATTGTATACTTCACTATATGCATAATTATTACTAAATTTTCTAATCGGCATATTTAAATAATCGAATTTTTTATTGGTGATTTCTTCTGCAGCGATCAAAAATAAAGAAAAATAGTGCCAATGACAGGGAGGAATATACTGAGGAGATAAACACACAAAAATATAATCAAAATTATAATTATCGAAAATATATTGATCTCTAGTAAAATATTGAAATTTTGGTATGTGAGATTTTATAAAAGATTTTTTTGAATGAGAAAAATCAATACTTTTTTCATTCCCAATAAAACTATAAGAATTAAGTTTATTCTGAATGTTCAATAATGATATCCAGTTACCTTCATGTACTATACTATTATATTTTATTTCATCGTAGCTACAAAACAAAGAATTCATCTCCGACTCATCTAAATCTTGGCTGTTTTCTGGTAAATCGGAAGGATATATTACATCATCATGATGATCTATATTAATCAATTCGATATCATCGTAGCGAATTAAATCATCTAGTATAGAATCATGATTATATGAAAACGAAATATTATGGCAAGTGCGAATTGCTCTTAAAAAAATGGAAAAGCAGTATTGTAAATTTTTTTCGTTAATTGGAAAATCATTTATATTTTTATTTTCGTGAAAATAATTTTTCCATCTTTTTGATGGATTATCGTCATACCCAATTTCATGGTATGTCTCAATAGATGGTTCCATAATATAATCTAGATCTATACTAAGAGCTCTCATAATACAAAAAAATAGAGGAAAGAGTTTTGCTTCCCTCTATTTATTGTCGAATTAAACTTCTACCATGATTAGTCGGTTAGCATACTCATGTGCATAAGATGTGCGAGCACCATGATGCCCCCAACCAATCCAACTATACGCATAGTCCATGTAACGATTGATAGACTTACCAGGAGTTTTCATCCTGTCCTCAATTCGTTGCCATTGAACTTCAGTCGTTAGATAACGAAGTTGCGTGTGAAGTGATGATGGAGAACCACCATGCCTCTTGGCAAAATCGCCCAATCCATAATAACGATCAGCAGATGTCCATTGAATCAATCCGTAACCACGACCGCAGTTACCCCAACTAGTTCTGCTACCACCTTCACAGATATTAGGCACGAAAGTGGATTCTTGTCTAATATTACCCATGATGGTAGCGAGGGCGTTTCTGTCTTTAACACCACGATCCTGGAAAAATGCCAGGGTAGCATTCTCATGTTCATTACACCCTTTACAAATTAGCCTTGTCTGTTTTGGCTTTGGTGATGCAACCTCTCGGATTGCTGTCTTCCTTTCATCTACAAGATCAAACTCTTTGATAATAACAAATGGTTTGGTTGTTGGGTCAACTGGGGGAGGAGGTCCCTGCATCTTGTAGTTGACGAATGGCAGTGATGCCGTACTGGTTGTAACCGCTGCCAAGATAGGCATGGCTACTGTAAAGAAATTTTGCATTAAAATTAATAGAACTCTACATCCGTATAGAAAGGGGGTACACCCTTTTCTCAAAGGGCACTTTCCACGGCTCTAATTGTCACGATCAAAATCTCATAATAAAAAACCCTGCTCATAACAGGGATTTTACATTATAAGTGAATATTTATGATTTGTCAATCAAGAGTCATGATTTCGATATCATCATCTAAATCAGAAGTAAGCCACTCAGAAAATTCTTCTTCTAGTGCAATGGCATTTTCAATTTGGTTTTTCTTCGTCAATTTAGAAAACCTATTAATACTCCAATCACGAATGTCTAGAATTAGATTTTCCATTGAGGTTTGGTCGTCAGTCATAAATACTTGTTGATTCCAAATCATAGTAAACCATAGTGGTAGGTCTGTCAAGTGTGGAACATAAAAGGAAAAGTTATTGATGAGGTGCCAGATGGCATGGAAGGATTTGTATATCTTATAACAAATCTGGAAAACGGGAAAAAATATATCGGAAAAAAGACTTTTTGGGAAAGAAGAAAGGACAGAAAAACCGGAAGAAGAAAAAAGAAAGAAGGCAATTGGAAAAATTACTTTGGATCTTGTGATGAATTGATTGCTGATGTGAAATTATTGGGGGAAGACAAATTTCTCCGCGAGATATTATATCTCTGTCCACATAAAAAATCCATGAGTTTCTATGAAACCATGGAGCAATTTAAAAGAGATGTAATTTTAAGAGAAGATTATTACAATACGAATGTAGAAGGTAAATTCTTTAGTTCAGAAAAAGACAAAATCTATGACATTGTAATTAAATCCGAAGACTAAAAAAGGGAGCTTTTGGCTCCCTTTTAGTTTATGATCAGCCTTCTAGATACATTTCAGTGAGTTCTAGAATTGACTCTTCTGAGAGATTTTCTAGAATTTCAAATGCATCCTCATAATTATCAGCATAACCTTCATTGATGAAATCTTCCATGATATATTGTGCTAGGAGTTCGAATTCTTCTCTTTGTGTGCGTGCTAAACGAATTTGTTTTCCTCTCTCGGCTTTAACTGTAGTAGGAGCAGTGGATGCTTTTCCACTCTTGTCTGGTCCCTTATTCCAAGGAGTCAAAGGAGTCGAAGGAGGAAGATTTCCACCTGTTCTTCTTCTTTCGCTACGATTTGCTGCAGCTGGATTGTAAACTGGTTTTTTGCCAGAAGCTTCTAGTGTTCTTAAACCTAGTCCCGCTGGCTTTGGTTTTGGAGTGGAACCACCGGAAGTAGCTCTACGAGGTCCCTGTGCTGCTGGAGCCTTAGGACCTTGTGGCCTAGTTGTACTTTGTTGGTGTGGTCCATGTGGACGACCAGAAGATGTAGCACTAAATGGTTCACCTACTGCGGATCTTGCAGCTGCTGATCTACCAGCTTTTCTTTCTTCATAATCGGATCTACTCATGCCTGTAGATTTGGACTGTAGTCCTCTAGCTAATTTTTTGCCCGCTCTCGCCAATAAACTACCAATTGCTCTACGCTTGGCACCACCAGATTTCTCAACTGTAGTTTGAGTTGATGGTGCAGCATCACGACCACCACCAGAAGTAGTTGTAGTAGTTACTCTAGTTCTTTCTGCTTCTCTGCCGGCTCTTTCTGTGCTTCTACCTGCTTTATATGCAGATGCGACACCTTTACGAACTCCTTTACGAACAACCCCTCTAAGGGCAGCCATGGCCTCTCCTGCTTTGCCCTTAGCACGATCATAAGCACCAGCAGCAGCTTGTTTGCCAGCTCTCATGGCACCCATAGCAGCAGATCCAACACCAGTTGCCGCACCCTGCACTGCCTTACCTGCCGATCTGAGAGCACCAGTTACAGCAGCTTTTCTTGCTTCTTTTCTTGCTTGTGCCTTTTCTCCAGAAACTTGCTGTAGAGTTGCTTGTCTTTCTGCTTGTCTTTGTGCCATCCTTTGAGGAGACATTCTAACGGCTTCAAATAGAGCCTCTTCTAGAATCACATCATCAGAAAATACACTCTCAATTAAATTATAAGACTCATCAAGAGTATTACCATAATCCATAAACTCCCAAAGAAGAGATTCCATGACCTCTTCAATTTCCTCTTGCATGAGATAGTCTACGAATCTAAGATTCTCATAGAATGTCTCATCCGCTTTTCTTGGGTTGTATAGGTTACCGTAGGCTTCGGTTAAATAGTATTTCGACATTTGTATAAAAAAAATTCTTATTTGTCTTTATGTATTTATAAAAAAAGGGAGCTTATGCTCCCTTAAAATTAAAGTTTAAATCCGCTAAAAGTATCAGTTTTCATATCTTGTTTGATGCCACCAATTAAGTATTGCTCTGCTTCCACTTCTTGTGGGGCCACTTGAAGACCTTTAGACTCAATCCAATGGGAAGTCCAAGGAAGTGGATTATTATTTGCAGCAATATTGTATTGTGGTTTTAATCCTATTGATTTCAATCTACGATTCGCAATCCATTCAACATATTGCTGAAGAAGTTTATCATTAAGTCCGATCATGCTACCATCTTTGAACAGATAATCTGCCCATTTCTTTTCTTCATTTACAGCACGATCAAACATTTTATAGACCCATGCCTCTTCTTCTTTAGCAATTTGCTTCATTTCCGGATCATCGCCATCACGCCATTTGTTCAATATATTTTGAGTAATAACTAGATGTTGATTTTCGTCTCTGGCAATTAAAGAGATGATCTTTGCTGATCCTTCCATGAGCTTAAGTTCGCCGAATGCGAAACTACAAGCAAAACTAACGTAGAACCTAATACCTTCAAGAATGTTAACATTTGCGATTGCTCTATAGAGTTTTCTCTTAACATCGTTGAGTGTTTCCTTTGCGTATGTGACTCCCTCAAGATTATGCATCCAAGTATCAGATACACCATATTGTTGTGCGGATTGAATAAAGTCATCATAAGATTCTGTAACGCTCTTAGCACGCTCTAGAATGCGATCATCAGTAATAATAGTATCAAACACCTCAGATGGATCCGAATAAACATTTTTGATGATGTAAGTATATGAGCGACTATGAATCATTTCCATGAACCCCCACACTTCCATACATGCTTCCAGTTCAGGAAGTGAGCAATATGGAATAAATGCCATACCAGGGCCTCGACCTTGGATGGAATCAAGCATAATTTGATATTTCAAATTAGAAGTAAAAATATGCTTTTGTTCTGGTCTTAGAGTTTGATAATCCCCACGATCTTTTTGTAGTGAAACTTCTTCTGGTCTCCAGAAATAACTCAACTGCTGTTGAGTCAGTTTATCGAAAATTGGATACTTATATGAATCATACCTTTGAACCCCCAGCGGCTTACCAAAAAACATAGGTTGTTTCTTGGTATTAACTTGTTCGGTGTTAAAGACTGTCATTCCTTTAATTTTCGTTTGAGTATCTTCAGTAGAAGAAATTTTAAATTGCATGTTAGTCCCCATTCACATTGAATATTTAAGCAAATCAAATAGTACAACTTTCACAATCACTTTCTTGCGATTCCAAGATGTCATCCAATAATGATTGTAATTCTTGTTTTGGTTCTTCTGCTACCTCATCAGTTTTAATGTCATAAGTGTTTTGGTAGTATGCCGTCTTATGTCCGTACTTATATGTGGTAAGAAAATCATTTGCCATCACTGAAACTGGCACCTCATTATCTGGATAGTTTTCTGGATTATAAGACCAATTCCCAGAGATTGCCTGATCGAAGAACTTTTGCATCACAGCAACAATATTAATATAACCACGATTGGACCCCATATCCCAAAGAAGCGTATAATTGTTCTTAAGAGTGTGATATTGAGGAACAATCTGTTTGAGTGGGCCTTTCTTGGATTTTTTAATGGACAAGTACCCTCTAGGAGGTTCAATTCCGTTGGTTGCATTTGACACAACGGAACTGCTCTCCGATGGCATTTGTGCGGACAATGTTGAGTGCCGAAGTCCATACTCCAAGATAGATGCTCTAAGAGTTTCCCAATCATGTTCCAAACCAATAGAAGAAATTTCGTCTACATCTTTTTTGTAAGTATCAACTGGAAGAATTCCATCAGCATACTTGGTACGACCAAAGTATTCACAATATCCTTTTTCTTTGGCAAGTTGATTTGATGCCTTTAGAAGGTAATATTGGAATGACTCAGAAAGACCATGGACCGCATCCCATGCTTCCTGAGAATCATAATTGAATCCAAGTTTTGCCAAATAATGAGCGAGACCAATATACCCAATTCCCAATGATCTACGACGCTTTGTGAAGTTTTCTGCCGCTTTTACTGGATATTCCTGATAATCTATCAATTCATCCAAAGAACGAACGGTAAGATCACAGAGTTCTTCTAGTTCTTCATCAGATTTCACTTTACCAACATTGATAGCAGATAGAATGCAGGTAGCAATTTCAGCATAATTATCATCGTCGATGTGCTGAATAGGTGTTGTCGGCTCAGTGATTTCTTGGCACAAATTACTCATGGTAATTTGATCTTTATAAGAACTATGAGAATTACAATGATCTATATTCATTATGTAAATTCGACCAGTTTCTGCTCGTTCTTTTAAGACATTCAATATTAATTCTTGTGCCTTAACTTTTTTCTTTGGGATCGAAGGATTGTTTTCATAAGATACATAGAGATCATCGAATGTGGGTAGTCCAAAGTTATCATAAAGTCCAGGCACATCGTTTGGAGAGAAGAGCGTGATTTCTTCATTTTTGATGAACCTTTCATAAAATATCTTACTAAATTGAATGGAATAATCTAGTTTACGAACACGATTATCTTCTGTTCCTTTATTGTTTTTAAGAACAATAATATCTTCTATTTCTTGGTGCCAGATTGGGAAGTGGACTGTCGCGGATCCACCTCGTATGCCATTTTGCGTGCAACATCTGACAGTTGCTTCAAACTTCTTGAGAAATGGTACAACACCAGTATGTTGAACTTCTCCCCCTCTGATTTTGCCGTTGATGCCACGGATCCGACCAGCGTTGATGCCGATTCCCGCCCTCTGTGCAACATATCTACCAATAGCCATATCACTGCTAAAGATAGAATCGAGGGTGTCATCAACATCAACAAGAACACAACTAGCAAATTGTCTAAGTGGCGTTCTAACTCCTGCCATGATGGGAGTTGGGATGTTGATTTTGTGCTTTGAGATTGCGTCATAATACCTCTTTATATAAGAAAGACGAGTTTCTTTTGGGTACCTAGAAAACATCGTAAGAGCAATCATAATGTACATAAATTGTGGGGTTTCGTACAATTTGCCAGTACTACGATCTTGTACCAAATACTTATCTACGACTTGCCGTAATCCAGCATATGTAAACAAAAAGTCTCTGTCATGATCAATGTAAGAATTTACTTTATCAATATCTTCTTTTGAGTAATAGTCATAAATCTGATGATCATATATCTTCAAAGAAACGCAATTATTAATATGATCTTCCAAATGAGGAATATCTATTGTCCCACCAAAGATTTTTTTACGAATAGAAAATAAAAGAAGTCGTGCCGCAACATACTGATAATTGGGAGCTTCTAGAGAAATCAAATCGGAAGCAGATCTGATGAGTATTTCTTGGATTTCATCCGTGGTAATTCCATCATAAAATTGAATACCAGATGTCATTTCTACTTGAGATGCAGAAACGCCGGAGAGCCCCCTACAAGCCTCACCAACCATCAGGTGCATCTTATCCAGAGCCAAACCCTCGATCCTTCCATTTCTTTTTTGGACTTTAATTCCGTTGGTCATACTTTTTTCCATTCGTTAAACTTAAGTTTTGCTTCTAAGCCAGAGTAAGTATTTAATTCTATCATGGATTGGACATTATGTCCAGACAGAAACATTTCATTTACATCTTTTTCTTTAATCGTAATTGGCCATATTACAATTGAATCGCCAGACTGAATTTTAGAATCCATTCTTTTATGAATTTCTATATTCCTCGGCTCATTATCATAAACATAAACTGGACGAGAAATATTTAGATCTACTAAGTTCAAATCGGATCCACACATTGCAATTGAATTTTTAATAAATGTAGAATCGAATGGACCTTCTAGTACATAAACGAATTGGTCCAAATCCACATCATCATAACCATAAAGTTTTGGAGAGTCTTTATCTAACATTATGGTAATATATTTTATTGGACTTGGGTCCAACGATCTTCCCTGGAATCCAACTAATTCTTTTTTATAATACAATGGAATTATTATTCTAGGTTCTTCATATTTTAAACTTTTTTCATCAAATGTATGGATTAAAGAATTAGTCCATTCTTTAAATTTTTCTGCGTAATAAAATTTAGATGCGTCCAATTTTCTATATTCTAGATACCTCTTTGACCTTTCGTTTTCTGAAGCTTTAGGTAAATTTAATCTAGTTTTAAATTTAGGTTTTTGAAACTTAAATTTTGGAGCCTCTGCTGTGAAGTTCTTTCCAGTAAATCCGGAGGAATATTTTTCCAAACAATATTCTTGATGCAGAACTGGATCAAATGTTTTTAAGAAATTATTGAGTGACACATTAATTCCACAATTATGGCACTTATAATTTGTATTATTTTTCACAGAGTAAAAATATCCCCTTGCTCTGGATTTGTTCTTCCTAGAATCTCCACAAATTGGACACCTGCAGTTGTATAGATTCTGGTTCTTTTTCGCAAATTTATCTACTCTTGAAGATATAAGATTGATGTACTTATCATCAATTAGATCCATAATCTAAAATTAACCTTTGGTTCTTTAGTATACCACCAATAGCCCAGAGCGTCAAGCCCTCACTTGAATGGTCTGTTTAATTGGTGGTGCTGTTGCATCTCTGATGGAGTCCACCAACCGGATGCCAAAGAAGACAATGCTCCAGTCAGTACTACAAGAAGAACACCACAACCAACAGTCATCCATTTAATTTTATTAATTTCTTGTACTTTTTCTTCTATTGATTCTATTCTTCTTATGACTTGGGTATGATCTTTGTGGTTATCTGATTTAACATCATCTATCATCTTCACAATGATATTATCAGATTTATTACATTGTTCTATTCTTTCATCGTGCACAGCTAACATTTTCATTATATTAGAATTGACTTCACTTAATTTTTCAATGGCGTCATCTAACTTATGTACTATATTAGAAAAGTCTAATAACTTTTGCTCTAGAACTGCTAACTTTACTGCTTCTTCTGACATGTTAGTGAATTTTAATTTTTCTCTGTCTTTAATCCACCAACAAATGAATTATACTAATATTTATATTTTACAAGAGTCCCATTGACTTTAACCACTTTTCGTATTTCTGGTGATATTGTTTTGTTCTCTTATCAACTAAACCACCTATAGTTCTGCGAAACATTCCCAATTCTGCTTTTGGGTCGAACCCGGCTGTTGGTCCTTCATTTGGTGAACTTCCGCTAAATGCTCCTCCCTGTCCTGGAGCATTTGCTACCATGTTTTCTCTTACAATTTGGATTACTCTGTCTAACTTACTCATTTGTAATTTTTTCCAATTCTTGTGCGCAAAAAATATCTATTGGAATGTCATGTATATACCCTCTTGGATACTCAGGCAATTTATTCAAAAAGACCACAAAAGTTTTCATGTAAGGCCATAAATCATTATCAATTTTAAAAAACAACATTGGAGTAGTTGCTTCCCCAAATATATTATAAAGAATCACAAAATGGTTAATTAACAGGTGCGTTTTTAACACACCTGTATTTTTATACCTTCTGAATAATCTTTTTATATATTTAAAATGATTTAAATCTCTATCAAAATCTTCTTTGGTCACTGCCTGAGGATTTTCATAATTTTTAATCGCAAATAAGAGAAAATTTTCCTCATTCAGTTCAGTAAACAGCATGTAATATCAAGCTAATGGATTTGAATCGTATAATGGGGTATTTCCAGTTTGAATTCCAGACATTGCCACTAGGGTCTCAGTTTTAACTCTAAGACTACCAGATGCGTCAATATATGTAGTCATCCCAACCCAACCAGCATGTGTTAGTGCATATGAAGTTGTTTGCGCAGAATCTAGTCCTGCACCAGCAACACCATAGACTGAAGAATTCTGCTCTCCTGTCAATCTTGTAACAGTCACTTGAGCGCCAGATGCAATTGCAACATTAATTGTAGATGCAAGAGAAACAATAGAGCCAGTAACTGAAGCTACTGATCTTGATACGGTACCACTAGCTAATGTATCTCCAGTCTGTATACCAGAAACTGAAACTAGAGTTACTTTATCTGAGCCAATACCAGAAGTAGCTGCAGCTGATGTTCTAACAACTAGTGTCGTTTCTGCTGCTGATTGTGTTTTTTGAGTATATACACTGTCCCAAGTAGTATATTTTGGCAATTCACTTATATCAAATTGAACTCCAGAAATACTTGCACCACTAAGAGCAGAAGTAGAAGCAATGGAAAGTTGAGTAGTACTAGCAATCCCAACAATAATCGCATCACCAAAATAACTGTTAGGTCTTGTACCAAAACGAATTATATCTCCAATTGCAGCAGCACCAACTTGACCAAAAGTAGTTCCGCTACCGGTTACAACAAGAGTAGCGTAATCTAAAGATACTGTACCACCAGATCCTTTAGCATCATTATTTCCCCAGAGTGCCATGTCTTTTTTCCGTAAAGATTATTTTATATGAATATTTATAAAAAAAGAGACCTACTAACAAGGTCTCTTTTTAATTTATGTTAGCAAAAAATCAGCAATTTTTTAGGAGTGCAGTTCTTACTGTTCCGGCAATTACATCATCAATATCGTTATCTGTAGTCTTAACATAACGATCAAGTAACTCAACTACAAGACGCTTTGTGTGACAAGAATTTAATGCAGCAAAAATGAGTGGCTTTACAACTTCTACTAGTACTCCCATAATGTCCTCCTTTTTAATTTTTTTGGATAATATCCGGAACTATTTATCAATCGATGATGCTTTGTCGGTAAAGATTTATAAACTCTTTTAGTTTTAGTGTAAGTTGTCTAGTTCTTGGCTTTGGTGTTTTTGGTCTTTTTTCTGGTTTTTTCAACTTTGGCTTCTTATATGGTTTTACCTTTAGATCTTTATGTGCCGGAATGCCAGGAATCCATGGTTCGAGGACACGCTGTGGTTTTGGAGTTTCTTTTTTTTGTGGAGGTTCTGGTTTTTCTATTTCTGGAGCAACCGTCATATAAGAAACTCCACCACCAGGTTTTTGTGGCTTTGGTTCTTTTTTGGTTGGTTCTGATGCTCTCCAATCTAAAGTTGGACCAGTTCTCCCTCTGGTTCTGCTTCTTGGTGAAAGTTGTCCAGTTGGTTTATCTCTTCTTGGAGAAGACCCCCAAGTAGGAAATGCCTCATCAATCCTAGAAAGAAATTGATTGAATGTAATGGACATAATCAGCCCTCTTTCTTTCTGGGAAGTCCTTCGTGCTTAGTTTTTGCAAACTTACGAATTTTGGCTTCGGACATACCATCGACAATTTCTAGAACTTGCTTACTTACTTCAGACCTTGGAGTTTCGCCTCTTTTAACTGAAAGTGCTAAACCAAAAATCTTCTGCTGTTGCTCACTTTCTGCTTTTTCTAAAAGAAATGATTCAATTTCCTCTCTGACTCCAACTCTTCTTTTTGCGGTTTCTTTTGCAGCCGCAGTTACAGCAGCTTTAGTAACTCGTTTTGCACCTTTAATTAAAGCAGCCTGGACATTCCTACCCGCTTTAGTTTCCATTGGTGCTCTCATACCAGATCCAATTTCAGATGCTGCTTTTGTTGCAGTTGAAGCCGCTTTTCTGACAGTTTGTGCTGTTTGACGAGCACCAGAAACGGCTTGACGGTGCCTTTGCATTCCTTGCTGATATTGAGTGGAAACAGTTTTTGCTGCTCCCATTATTCCCCTAGCAAGTGCATCTAAGGCTGGTCTAGCTTTTGGTTGAGTTGCTACTGCTTTTTTTACTAACTCATTACCTCTAGAGACTGTAACTTTTCGTGCTACAGTTCGCATCTTTTTGGCTGCTTCTCTATCATCAATTCCTGCTTTTATTTTTGCTATTTTTCGAGCTTTCTCTTCTGGAGTTGTTGGTACTCGTTTTGCTTTCCTTGCTTCAGTTAATATAAGATCTTCAGAAATACAGAAGACATACTCAAGGAACTTATCGACTCCAAGGTCTTCAATAACCATTTCGAGTCCTTCTTCATTCAAACCCTGCTCATAAAAATACTCGGCAGCAATGTCGATAATTTGATCAATATATTCTTCAGTCAACTCTACACTTTCGCCTATATTAACATTAGGGTTAATATCTACTTTATTGACAATACCAGAACGCTCTTTGATTTGTCTCTGTTTTGCATCTTCGATATCTGCTTCGACATCTCCTACTTTTTCATATAAATCATACCTCCAATCAGAATAAGATTCATCCATTTTTTTCTTTTTTCTTTTTGGTGGATCTCCGTCTGGGGTACGTCCCATAGCTCTTTGTATTGCATTATGCCTTGATCCAAGAAATTCGTCTTCTCCACTTTCTACTTTGCCATCTTCATCATAATCAGCGTCTGCTTCATCGCCATCGTCATCATCATTATCTTTCTCATCTTCATCGTCATTCTTCATCTTCTTATTCTTTTCTTCAATATACTGAAGATATTCATCTCTTTCTGAGATTACCATACCAGAAACAGATTCCAAATAAATCTGTTTCATTTCATTTAGACTTTCTACGATACGATCAGACATCTGTATAAATTCTTAAAACCTATACATTTATTTATTGTTTAAACTCTTTCTATATTTCTTAATAAAATTTTTAATTTTTTTAGTATCACTCATACGCATTGCATATTCTCTATATGGATCGGTTCCTACTAGTCTTTGATCTGCAGGAACTCCGGAGATATTAGTCCATTCTGCCAAATCTTTTATCCAAGACTTAAACATAATCCCATCTTCAGTCACACAAATCAAATAGTTAGGACCACGACGAGTGACTTTACCAACTAAACCGGTGTTTAGATTTTCTACTACATCATCAACTTTAAATATCTTTTCTTGGTAATATTGTTCTCTCAGTCCCAATAAATCTAATTTTGGCGCATATTCCCAGACTTCTTGTACTTCTTTTGGTGCTTTCTTTCCAAGCATAGTTCGCTGGACCGCAAAGAACATTGCCTGAGAATCTTTATCTTTCATTCTTTTTGGCACTCCAGTTCTAAATAGCTGGAAATTGTCATCAACTGCAGCTTTTCTAAGTTTAGATGCCGACATACCAGAAACTCCATCGGCATCTGGATCTCTCGGACCAGCAGGAACTACATTAATCTCATCAAAAGAATATATCTGCCCATTATATTGGCCTGCCAATCTTTCAAATTCTGGTAATCTTTCTGATCCAACAACAATATTGACTTTTTTATATCCATCTTCATTTGCGGCAACTAAGACATCAAATATTGTTTTCATTTTGTCATCGTTAACGATGTTTTCCTTGAAGTCCGGAAACATCTTTTTCATATATTTTACTTTGGATGCCGGATCCAATGGATTCTTTTTTGTGTCTTGTGTTCTTGAAGGATAGATCTTAAAATCGCCGCCGGTAGCAATTTCTTTTGCTTTTTTGATAAGCTTTTCGTGACCAATTGTTGGTGGATTGAATCTACCAAAAACTACAGTTAAAGGAACTTCTTTATCTATTTCAGGTGGTGCTGGTTCTTGTTTTGGTGGTTTTATTCCTAGTCTTTCTTTTGGTGAAGGGGGTGGTTCTATGGCTCTTTCTGCAGTTCTTGGGCCTTTTGGTTCTGGCTCTGGTTTTTCTGGAGATGGACTCTTTTTACGAAGCATCTCCAAATCGCCACCAACTGTTTGTGCTATTACCTTTCCACTTCTGTCCACCCAGTTCCCATGTCCATCAGAAGTCAAGCCAAGGCGATATGCCTTTTCTGATGCTCTGGATCCTCGAAATTCTAATATAAATTGCGAAAACTTTTTCATTCTTGTGTGGAATTCCTTATTTATTTATTTTGTTTACAATCAACCTCTTGGTGGATTACTATCATCACTATATCTTGTAGATCTTCTTCTTGTGGATCTAGTTCCGGGAGCAACTGCCCTATTTCGGTCATCTGTAGTTTGAATTACAGATTTTCCTGGTTTTATTTGATCACCTTTTCTAAGAATATCATAAGTTAATGGTTTTCCTTGTGAAGCTAATGGCTGTCTTCCACCTGGACCAACAAATGTTGGAGAGGCAGTTGGTCTTTTTGCTTCTGATTCTCTACCTGCTCCCGTTGATCTATTCCTTCTCAAAATAGCATCTGCTTGTTGTCCAGTTCTTTGTTGTGCTGTAGTTTCCCTTCCTTGTCCTGGAGTAGATAAATTCATAGTTCTAGATTGTACTCTACCCCCAGAAGACGATGCTCCTCTACTTCTTATTCCAGCTCTGATTTCAGCAGATGTATCTACATTATTTTGTGGTATTCCCAACATTCTTCTTCTTTCTTGTGATGCTGCTCTTTTTGCGGCTTTCTCTTCTGGAGTTAATACTTCGTTTATAAGTTCATTATACCAATCATCACTAACTACCTTTAATATTTTTAATGCCGATACTATATCATCAGCAAATCTATTTTCTACTAGGTATTCAGCGATGTATAATTCCATTATTTTAATATTAGAACTTTTTTACTATTTATAAAAAAAACCTCCCGAAGGAGGTTCAAATCAAACAATAATTTTTTCCAATTCTTGATCTAATTGTACTAAGAGAGATCGAAGTCTTTCAATTCGTTCTGGAACGAATTCTTTACTATATCCCGCAGTTGATGCATCTAGGACTTGTAGGAGTTCTAGTCCGGTTTTTGCGTCAATTTTTAATGTTAGTTGTTTTTGTTTTGCCATTCAAACATCTCCTTCTTTGCGATTTTCAGAACGATATACATCAAATGTTCCTTCCGGATAACGAGCACTCAACTTTTCGTAATTCATTTGAAGAATCTCATCAAATGTAGTATCAAGTGCCATACATGCTTGAGCAAGATACCAACAAAGGTCTCCTAATTCTCGTTTCATATGAAAAACATTTTCTTCGTTATATGGTTTTCCTTGTAGAAAAATTTTCTTTACCACTTCAGTAAATTCACCTGCTTCGGCACTCAGTCCATAAGCAGCGGTCATAAGACGAGGGATATCGGCATCTTGTGCTTCCAACTCTGATAACCTAGAAAGAAGAGCAGAAAAGTCAGAACTAGCAGAACTTGTAGTTTGGCGAACAAAATCAATGTACTTGTCATTATCAATTTTTTGATCATTTTTCATCAGAAAGTAAAGCTCCTAAATTTTTGTTTGAAATCAGATTGGTGTTCCTCGTCATTATACTCTTCTTCCTGTCCGGAGTCAAGTATGTCCTTTTGTGCTGATTGATCAACATCATAAAGACGCATCTTTGACCTATCGATACCAATGACAAATTTTTTATAGGTTGATTTGTCACTATATCTATTTTTTAGTTGCTTGACCAAAATTTGATTTAATTGCTCTAATTCATCAGTTGATATCAAAGCAAAAAGAAAATCGGCAGTCGCTGGGAGACCAAAAGACTCAGAGGTATCGGTCAATTCTGGATCAGAGGAAGCAAATCCAGATCTAGTAGTTTGTGTGGCACTCATAATTGGAACATTAAATTCTACCGCAAGACCCCTAAGTTCTTCTGCAATAGATTTTACATATGAGTATGAGTTCACAGAAATATTCCCTTTGTACCTACTAGATGAGCATATGTTCAAATAATCAATAAAAATCACATCAGGTTTAAATGATTTTTTAAGTGCTAGCTCATTTAATAGTGCTTTAAAGTGCCCAGCATGGGCAGATGCAGTCGGATATTCTTTAATAATCAAAGATCCCTGAGTCTTCTTTGAAATGTTATTAATTTTACTTTCAAATGTAGATTTAGTTAGATCTTTAATATCTTTAATGTTTACATTCATTTGATTTGCATCAATTCGCTCAGCAATTTTTTCCTCTGCCATTTCAAGCGTAATGTATAGTACATTCCGTCCTTGGAGCAAGTAGGAGCCAGCCACATGGCACATGAATAAAGATTTGCCGACATTTGTACCAGCAAGTGCGATGTTAAGAGTTTTAGGAGAGAGCCCACCATTCGTAATTTTGTTAAAGTAATCCAGATCAAATTCAAGTTTATTCTCCTTTCTATTATAATACTCATAGCGTTGATCATAATCTTGAAGGTAATCATGACCAACATGATTATCAAAACTTACCGATAATGCATCTGATAAAATTGATGGTATGGAATCTCTGTTTTTATCTTCATTTTTACCGTCAGCAATTTGAATAGACTCCATAAGTGCAAGATAAATTGCCCTATCTCTACACCATTTTTCAGTAGTGTCAATCAACCACTGAAGTTCTGCTGGAGAATTGTCAAAAGAATCTATAATTGATACTATCTCTTTATAAAAAGTTTCATTTAGATCTGTTCTTTTGTCTACCTCAATTAATAATGCTTCCTTAGTGGCTGGTTTATTATATTCATTAATGAAAGAGTATATCTCATCAAAAATAATTTTTAGGTTATAATCTTGAAAATAATCCTTCCGTAAAAAAGGAAGTACTTTCCTAATGTAGTCTTCATTGTAAATTAGATTCCTTAAAATTAAAAGCTCAATTTTTTCCATTAATTACCATAACTAAATTGTGACTTTGCAATTTCATCAAGCTTTTGCATTATTTCATCAGTGAAATATTCTTCTGGATTTGCTAATATTTGCTTACCATATATCTTCTTTCCATTGATTTCATAACGACCTGCTTTGTTTTCCCAAAGTCCACCAAGTTCTCCAAGTTCGAGAAGCCCATAATATCTGTCCAAACCACGCTCATCATAAAACAAACGAACCTCCACATCTTTGTTTTCTTTACTCAAACGAGACTTGGCAGTTTTTGCTTTAATAATGTTTCCGACAATTTCTGTCCCATCTTTTTCTTTTTTCTTGCTGAGATATACGATAGTGGAAGCGGCATACTTAAGACCACTACCACCACCCATCTCTTTAGTAGGAACATAAGCACCAATGACATCATAAGTATGATTAGTAACAATCATTGGAATTTTTGCTTGTCCAAGTTTCAATGTAAGCATACGAAATGCTCCTTTAATCAATTGAGATTTGGTCATGTCCCGAACTTCCTTATCATTCAGTGCATCATTAATCTCCTTACTTGTGGAAAGCATTCCCAAAGAGTCTAACACAAACATACAAGGATTGCGTTCCCCTTCAGGTTTTTTCATATACATATCTACTGCCTTGAGTGCCGTTCCACGAAACTCTTCAACAGTAACAACATTGACAACCACAAGACGAGAAGTATCAATTCCACGAGATTCTAGGAGAGATTTGGTAATAGCAGCTTCAGTATCAAAGTAGAGGCAATAACCATTGGGATTATTATCGAGGAAATTCTTAACAACGGCGAGACTGAAGAAAGTTTTTCCAGTACTAGACTCTCCAGCAATAGCAGTAATCTTATTCCCAGATACGCCGCCAAATATACTACCTGAAACCAGTGCATTAAAAATATATGAACCCGTGTCAACATAAGTCTCAGTCTCATCAATTTCGGAAGCAAGTTGCGTATACTCGCCACCGATTTCTTTTACAATGTCCTTTAAAAAATCCATAAGTTTCTCCTTAGTAATTCCAATATACCACTAAACAAAAAAAGAATCAAGTGTTGTTTTTTTCTCAATATTCCAACCAATAATATCTAGAATCGCTCTCAATGGTTTGAGGAAGGTCTTTTCAAACTGCATTTCATAATCTACATATTTTTTTAGTTCAAACTCTGGAGGCAAAGTTTGAATAAAAGCAATTACATTTTCGTGAATTGGATTTGGTAATTTGAGATAACAAAACTTAATTTTTTCTCCATTTTTAATCATTGAATATTTTTTCTGTAGCTTATATTCTTTGATGTAATGATTATAGAGAATTGATCCTCTAACATGAATTGGCGTAGACTTGACATACATAGTCAAATTAGATTTAAATTTTGTCAATTCATTTACTGACTTGGGAAAAGAAACTTCTTCCGGAGTCAATTCGAAAAAATCTCTTCTTGCAGTCGAAATGAAATCAATCAATTCATCTTCAGTCGATGTCATAATAAGCTTAATTGCTTTTTTAATCCTATCTCGACAGAAAGCAGGAGTAGAAGATCTAATAGCTTCGATTCCAGTCATAGCCAGCTCTGGCTCTGAATATCTTACTCCCTCATTGTCCCAAACATTAGCAATGTATCTTTTTTTAGAAATAAAAACTGCTCGATCAGTTATCTTTTCTCGTTTCATATGCAATTTGTGTGCATATGCATTCAGATATTCTGCTAGTTCTTTATAAGAACAATCAACATATTCTTGAATTTTTGTAGAGAAAATTTGATCCAGAAAATCAATAATTTCCAATTTGGATGGATTTTTGTTTTTATAAATCATGTCCACTAATGGCTTCATGTTCAAAAATGCAGAATCAGTGTCACAATACACAACATAATCAGTATCTTCAGTTTTCAAAATTTTATTGAGATACTGATTGAATTTCATTTCAATCCAACGAATTGCTAGCTGTCCAGTGTAAGTTACTGCCTCTGCGTTTCTCAGATCATAAAACCTAAAATATGGATTCCCAGTTGCACCATAGCAAGAATTCAAACAAACTTTAATTGATTGCTCCTTAACACTATACATCGAAATTTGCTTCTTGAGTTTAACTTCATGAGTTTTTTCATACTCCTTTTTCAACTCTTTCATCTTATCTTTGTATAGTTTCCTTTTCTGGAACATCTTATCAAGAAGTTCAGGAAGAAATCCCATTTTATCTTTTTTATACATTGATCCATTTGGACAAACAGAATATTGACAATCTGTTGGTATCCGTGTGGTTTTATCCAAGATAGAATCAATTGATATATTAGAAAATCGTTTCTCAACTAATGTGTCTGGACTTATATTCAATCCCATCATAATATGAGGATAAAGAGAAGTTAAGTCCATGCTTACAACATAATCATAAGAACCAGGAATCGGCTCTTTTACAAATGCACCCACAAATTTGTCTGACTTCTCTTTCCCCTCGCCTTTCAATGGGATCACAATATTTTTACGACGAAGGTAGTTGTAAATGATAGTATCCCACATTCTAACCTGATAGAAAACATCTTCAAAATTAGTTTTAGAATCATATGCGAGCATGATTGCCAATTCAACCATGTGAAGCTTATCTTCTAGTTTGTTGACGAGTTCAGTGTCAATGACATTATATTCTACGAATGTGTCCCAATCACTATCATAAAAATCCTTAAAAGTTTCATATTGACTATGATCCAATTTATTTTGACCTAGCTCATTAAATGCAATCGTATCTAGTCTAAAGTTTTCAGGTTTTTTGAATGAATATTTTTTATATAGATCGAAATAATCTATAATAGATACTCCAAAAATATCATAGATTGTTTGTTTTTCGCCTATTCTAACTTCAACTTGCTTATCGGAAATCCAGTTATAAGGAGACAACTTTCTCGTTTCTTTTTCTCCTATTAATCTGTACATCCTACCAATGATGTAAGCAAAGTCATAGTATAGACAATTCCAACCAGTAACGATCTCTGGTGTATTGTTTTGCCAAAAATCAAGAAAAGAATAAATTAGAGCAGTTTCATCTACACAATAAAAATACTTATGATTTTCTAGTTTTTTTCCGAATTTCCTGGTTCCCCAAGTATAGATTTTTTTCGATACATAATCTTGGATTGTAATCAGTAAAATTTCTTCATCACAAGTTTTTGGGTCAGGGAATCCATTTTCAGAAGAAACCTCAATATCTATTGCCCAAATAGAAATTCTAGAAATGTCATAATCAATTTGTTCTTCCGAATAATTGTCTGAAATATACTGATAGATTGGAGTTTCATTTCCATAAATTTTAAATCCCTCTACATCTTTATACTTATCAACATATTCTCTAGATTCTTTGATCGTTCCTGGTTGAATTGGTTTTACACATTTTCCATCTAATGTCTTATATTCTGTTTTTACATTAGATGAAACATAAAAGGTAGGATGATAATCTACCGTTTGAGTGAATTTTTCTCCATTTTCATACCCTCGAACATAGATCTTATTCCCGAGTTGTTTGACATTTGTGTACCAACGCATCACTTTCTAATTAGAATTTTGTATTTATCGAGAATTGAAGTTTTTGGGTCAATGATTGTAAGTATTTTATCTGAGCTCATTAAAAATACTTTTTGTTCTGTTACTTCCATTAGCCATGGTCTTAGCGTAATTGTTTCCAAAAGTTTATCAGTAACAATTAGATATGGGTCAGAAAGTTTACAATTTGGTTCTCCTATATCTGCTACCACTTCTTCAATTTTAGCTATTAGTCTTTGCCCATTTTCTAAGACTAACAATTTTACAAATTCATTAGACTCAATGGCTGCCTCTTCCATGGTAATGCCTCAACAGCCCCCATTATAGCACAAAAAAATGGGGGAGTCAACTGGATTTTGCCAGTTCTCCCCTTTGCGCCGACGATATTCAATTACTATTTAGAACCAAATTTTTTTCTTTTGGTGCTCTGGTACTATCTTTACTAATTTAACAGAAAGAAGTCCATCATCAAATGTCACTTCTTTAACTTCAACATCATCAGATATAGTCCAAGATCTGGTGAATGCTCTTTGTGCCAAGCCATGATGGACATATTCTTTTCCGGAATCTAATTCCTTTTCACCTTCAATGAATAATTTATTGTTCTCTGTGTATACCGTAATTTGATTTTTCTTGAATCCGGCAAGAGCAAGTTCTAACCTAAATTCTGTGTTGCTTTCTTTAATGACATTGTATGGAGGGTAGTTTGATTCTGTCTGATGTAATGCACCAAACCTGTGGAACCATTCGTCCATTCCAATAGAATATTTTTCAACATCATTTAAAAATTTTTCAATATTTCCAGTATTATATTGAACTAATGCGTTCATTTGTTGTCTCCTTTAAAAGCGAGTGTAGATGTCAAACCCGAAGCATTTGACATTACTATTTTATAAGAGGACATAAAAAAAGGGAAGTTCGGAACTCCCCACAATTTTATTCGGTTTCCATTACTTTTTTCTTAGATCCTATCGAGTATTTCGCCTCAAGAATCCAATCGTCCTTTTCTTTATATGGAAGAACTTTAATTTGATTTAATGGTGCAATATCAGAAACTTTATCTGGGTTTACTACCGTGACTAATCCCCAGTCAGATAGAAGTTTAATGATGCGATTGCGACGCTGAACATCATTAACTGTCAGATTAGCGTGTTTGCCGTCAAGGGCAAAAAGCTCTTTAAAACTCACCAAATAATATTTCCCTTGTTTATGTAAAATATGCACAGATTGGTATAGCTTTTTTTCTTTTCTGGAAGCAACACCAATTCTAGTTAGAGTTTCTCTTACTTTGAGAAAGTCATCAGGTTCAGATAAAATTATCTCAACCATCATGTCAGGTGTCCATTTTACCTGAGGTTCATTAATACTAGTCATCTCGTTCCACCAATATCAAGTTTAGATTTAATAAAGTTAATTTGATCTTCAGACAGAATTTTCAAAATTTGAGAGGCTTTCTCGTCATTATATCCATAATATTGTTTTATGTATTCTAAATTCTGTATTTTATCTTTTGTGATCCAAGAAGAAAATCTCTTCTTTTTTCTTATACTATTTAGATAAAACAAATATTGCATATCTTTATTAAGACTGCAATTAATATTCATTTCATTTGCAAACAAGATAGTATCAATGTGTGCAGAAAGACATCTATTGATAATATATGGTGGATACGATTTGATGTTATCCGAATCACTAAGTATTAGATTTTCTTTTGTCGAATTTATAGAATTCAACCAATCTTTTAATTCATATTTTATTTCCATTCTACTTCACACATAATTTCAGTAAGACACGCAAGAAGATTTATTTCGTTATCTGCAACAAAAGCACTCCTATACTGATACTTAGAAATGACCAGAATTGCTGCTGGTATAGTTGATTCTACAGCAGAATCATATAAACAATCATATACTTTTCTAAGAACAATATTTGGATCATTATCCATATTTTGGATGACCCATTTGCGGACTTCTGTAAAATTCCTATCTTTTAAGAATTTTACCAATCCCGAAATCTTTACCTCATATACATTTGCTAGTATGCCAGAATCGACTTTTCCTCCAGAAGAATATCTCTGTATCTCGTTAAGAGTTCGCCTAAAATCGGGAAAATATTTATTAATCAACCCAACAATAGCTGCAGTCTCGTATTCAATTTTTTCTTTGCTGAGAATATCAACAATCCTCTTCATAAAATCTGCTGCTAGTTTTGGCTTTTCTTTTGGTGGAATGGAAAAGTCAATAACTGCAGCACGAGAATGTAGTGGTGGAATTAATTTATTTTTATAATTACATGTGAAAATAAAAGTACAATTTGTCTGTAGTTCTTCTATCGAAGCCCTCAATGCAAGCTGTGCATCATTTGTTAAATTATCTGCCTCATCAATTAGTAGTATCTTTTTTCCAGTATTAGAAAGAGATAAAGTAGAAGCATAATTTTTAACTTTATTTCGAATGACATCAATGGATCTCTCATCAGAGCCATTGATAACCATAAAATCCCTATCTAATTCATTGGCCAAAGCTTTAATAGTAGAAGTTTTCCCAATCCCAGGCGGACCAGAAAGAATCATGTTTGGAACTTTACCAGAATCTCTAGTCTCAGTAAAAAATTTTTTTATTGATTCTGGTAAAATGCACTGCTCCACTGCTTGTGGGGCATATTTTTCTACAAAAATAAAATCACGGTTCATAATTAATCAATTCAAATTTTATTTAAATCCAATCGGGTTTTCGCTCTGGCATACGAAGATAATTGTCCTTCGCCCAAGGTTTAGATGCAATGTACATCTTGTAAGCAGTAAAAGTGTCAATGCTTGTGTCGAGTTTATACTCATCTGGCATCGCTCTAGTAAATGATTTTACTTCAGTGATCTTTCCTTTAGGAAAAAGGTAATAAGCATCAACCAATGTCTTATAACAAGAGTGAATTTTATTATACCTCAAAGTATATTCATCACATAAGTTAAGTCCATGCTTAATCAACCAATAAGCATTATTGGCGTTTTCCATTGCCCACTTGGTGCAGGGATGGTTGCGGAAAGCTCCTTTGTCTGTTTTGTAAGGAGTCTCATCCGCTTTAAAAAGATGACCATATCCATGTCCCCATTTGTCAGAAGCAACAATAGAGAGCATTTGGCAGCACTCCAAAGGCATCTTGACAATGTGTTTATCTGGGAGGCAAATAGCACTCTCAGCTGGCCATGGAGATGTCACAAAGATGTTCATAATAAAAAAAAAGAAATCAATTAATCATTAAAAACAGAATCAGGCTCAAGTGCAATATGATACTTAAGTTTCCTTGATTTACTATCAAACCTAGCTAGAAGTCGCTTAGAAATTGTAACATCATAAGATCCTGGAACAATTTTAATGTTTTCTACTTTGAAATTCATAGTGAACTCATTTTCAGTTTCACCAACAATAATAGAAAATTCATTTGATGTGTCATTCTTTTTATCCCTGACCACCATACTAATAACACCGTTTTCGCCAACAGCTGCCAAATCCGGAAGCTGATAGATATTTGATGCTTTAAGTAGTTTTTCTAGCTGAGAGTGATCCAATTGAAACTGGATATCATCACTTGGAACTACAATTTCCTTTTCTGGTGGAGAAACAATCACAGAAGGATCAGCAAAAAAGTATTTTACTTTACGCTTACCTTCACGGATCGTAAGATATGAATCATTAGAAAAATCTAATTCTGGATTGTCATGTAATCCAATACCATTCAGAAATTGATTCAGATCGTAAATAGCGAAGTTTTTTGGGAATTCTTCTTGTACTGTTGCCTCGGCAAGAACATTCTTCATCACCGACATTGTTTTCAGTACATTTCCTTCTTTAACAAAAATAGATTGATTAATAGAAGCGAAATTTTTAAGAATAATCAGGGTATCACTGGAAAGATTCATTTGTTTTCAATAAGATTCAGGTGGTTAATTAGGAGAATAGTATAGTGCAAGACTTTAAACAGATCTGCGCGAGGGGTTCCCTTTGTGTCGTACCGATCAATATATTTTGTTACATTACCTGCACAAAATCCTTCACGACGATTGTGCTTGATTTTGTCTAGAGTTTGTTCCGTCCCACCACCAGTTCGGTCAACATAATGTTGACTATATGTGCTAGAAATATATTGCTCTAATTGCTTTAGGATCTTGTCTTCATTGTATTTCCAAAATCCATTGGAATTAGTTTGATCATTCATGAGTAAAATGGTCTTTTCAAGGTTAATTGTGTCATCAGCATTTACCGAAAATTTATACTGATGTTGTAAATTTCTTTCGTCTTCCGGCCCAAACATAATAATATATCAAATTACAATAATATCATGCTTCTTCTGATTTGTCAATCTGCTGATCTTCATCTTTATTAAATTCTTCATCAATTTTATCATATAGTTCAATGAAAGAAGACTTTGTGTCATCATCAAATCGTGCAATTGATAGTTTAATAGCTTTTGCTTTGTTTTTGAAAATTGCATATGCCTTTAGTAGATGAATCAAACGACGAGTAGAAATCAATTCATCAATGCCGCCATCATAAAATGTCTTGCGAATTGTATCACTCCAATTTACCAGTTTTTTAATAAACTCGTCTTCTCCCTCAAGTCCGATAGATTTTGCTAGTTTAGTCAGAATTTTAATTTCAATGGAATTTGCAGGATAATTTTGCTCAAATGTGACACTGAACCTTTCTAAGAATGCTTCATTAAGTACATTAGTGCCAATAAATCGTCCATCATCAGATCCTTTTCCTTTTGTATTGGCAGTTGCAATGATATTAAATCCTGGTTTCGGGTAGATGACTTTACCAATTTTTTTAAGAAATAGTGGTTTCCCTTCTAGAACAGATTGTAAGACCATGATCTTATTCGATGCCAAATCGCATTCATCAAGAAGAAGAATGGCACCTCGCTCCATCGCCTCTACTACTGGGCCATTATGCCAAACTGTGTCACCATTCTGTAGTCGAAACCCACCAATAAGATCATCGGAGTCAGTTTCGACAGTAACATTAAAACGAATCAACTCACGCTTCAATTGTGCACAAGCTTGCTCCACACACATTGTTTTTCCATTACCAGAAAGACCAGTAATAAAAACTGGATAAAAAATTCCAGAAGAGATAATTTTTTTAACATCAGAAAAACAACCAAAAGAAACAAATCCAGAATCTTTTTCTGGAACTAGATCTTTTTCCGTGTCTGGAATCACAGAAGGAGCATTATATGAATTTTCAATTGCAGCGACTGCTTCTGTTGTCACTTCAAGATTCCACTTACCATGGCCAGTTTTATATCCATCTAAACGACGAGTTACAGTCGGATAAGAAACATTTTTCATAGCACAATAAGCACGAACATCAGCAGAAGTGATATTGGCACCAAACATGTCCATTAGATCGGAGATGATGTTTTGTTCTGTCATTTTTTTGTACATGGTCTGAGGGATGAACAGATATATTATACCAGGCCCAAAGACACTATGTGCTCATGATGGGCCAGTTTAAAAATTGGTCTACGCAATAAGATCTATAAATTGCGATAGAATCTTCTTATTCATTTTTTTAGACTGTAATGATTTTTTAAATGCATTTCTAATATCAGTAACAGATGATGATTCCTCAACATTAAAATCGCTAGAACTATTCAGGGCACCAGAATATATCCCAAAATACGAATCATATCCAGTACATTTAAGCATACATGATTTGTTCTTTTTCCATTCCTCCATAATTTTATTATAAGAATCAGAATAATTATTATTCTCTAAATGACCACGAACAAAGCCTGTTATTTCTCCACCACTAAGAAGTCGAATTCCAATAAAATTGACATGAGGATATACATCTTTAAGATGTCGTAAAAGCACATCACTGAATCTATGCGTTGCATAATAAGAATATTTTGGAAACCTATATGTTGTTTTTAGTTTATCGTCCTTCAAGAAACAATTGTCTCCGATTGGCAACACACCAGAACTAGTACATCTAGGCAATGCACTTGCTTCGCCATCTGTTAAGATGACACATTGAATTTTTTGTACTTTAGTTTTCTTTTGAAATTCTGGGATGATGTGATGTAAAGTTACTAATGATTCATTCAATGGGGTACCAGAAAGATTCAATTGATTTGGACAAGAGTAAGAACAAATTCTACTTTTGTTATAGTATGCTAAACGATACAAGTTTTTCATGTGAATGTCCAAGGTAGAAGAATTTACCTTACTCGAAATCACATTGAGCAAATTGAAACCACCATCAATAGAAATCGAATTATTGTCTGATTGACTATTTTTCCCATAAGAATATGACCAATTATTAGTAAATGCATAGACTTCAAATGGAATAGAAACTTTTTTACAGAACCAAACCAGATTGAATAGTTGGCGACATGTATCTAGAATTACTGTATCCATTGAGCCGGACCAATCTAAAATAAAAATCAGCCCATGATTTTTTCCATCAGCAACTGTAATAATTTTTTTAAAAATATCATCGTTAAATTTATAAGAGGGTAGAGAACTACAATCTAAAATACCAGTTTTAGACTCTGAAGAACGAGCATATGACTCTGCTGCTTTTTTGCATTCAAATTCTTTGACCAAATAATTTACTTCTTTTTTAGCGGACGATTTAAATGACGAATAATCAGAATCAACTAAAAAGAAATCTTCTTGGCTATTATGCGTATTCCAATAGCGTTTACATAGAGAATGTATAGATTTAGTATCAACAATAATTTTGTCCAAATCTAATTTTGGAATACGGACATAATTAATTTGTTCCGTTTTTGACGCTGACAATTTGTTAATTGCCTTTTCAAATGAGGAAAATGTTTTTACATAATCTGAATTAGATGCCGGATCGTAGTCATCTGCATTTTTCTTTTGTTCATCTAATTTTTGTCCATTATCAGTAGAATTTTGTGAATTATTGCCTTCTACATTTTGTTCTTTATCTGATTGTCCATTATTGTTTTTATTGTAATTTTCTTCTGGTTGCTGATTGGTGGCAATTTGTTGTTCAGAACTAATTCCAGAACCAGATTCAAATGAAATAGAATCAATAGTCTTCTGCTGTTCTACATCTTTACAATATTCATATAATTTTTCTGCGCAGCGAACTGCATCTATAAATGTTTCTGCTGCTCCAATCTCATCGAGAATAACTTTTTCCTCATCATCAAAATCAATACCAATGAAGTTACCGATTTTAAAATAGAGATTAATCCTATCCGCTAAATTATACTTGCTAATATCTTCCCCACTAATGGCAAAAAAATCTTCTTCATGCAATTCTTTATATCCACCAAAAAATGTCTTTTTAAGTCCAGGGTAACGACGCTTCATCAATTTCTCGATTCTAACATCTTCTGTCACATTTAGAAACTGCATAGGAACACTAGTGAGTTCCGTCCAATCTTGATTTGGAGTGTAAATTGCATGTGCTGATTCGTGACTCAAAAGTAACTGATATACGATATCAGATGCCTTCTCCCAAATAGGAAGAGTAAGAGTCCTAGTTTCTACATTAAAGCAGGCAGTATCAACATTTGAATGTTCAATATTAAGATTTTCAGTTGAAAGAAGGCGAGCCAGATTTCCGTGAATTTCGTGGTTGTGCCGCATGAGGAGAAATTTGAACTTCTATAATTATACACAAAAAAACCACCTAATGGTGGCCAAGTAGACAGTATTCTATCTGTCACACTGTTTGCAGAATAGAAAAATTTCCTCTCTTTTCAAATTCTATAATACTGTCAAATTTATCTTGGACCCCATCTTTATGAGAGATCACAAATATATTAAAATCCTTCACTACATATCTAATAATTTTTAGAAAGTCATCAATACCAGAAGAATCCAAAGAAGAGTCGAATATCTCATCTAAAATTAATAAATTAACATTTGTCGAATTCTTTATTTTGGCTAATTCTCTCCAAGAAAAAAGAAGAGCTAAATTGATTCTTTGTTTTTGTCCCTCCGAGAAACTACCATAACTAAAATCTTCGTATATTGGTGTTTTTATGTGTTCATTAAATTCTTCATCCAAATTGAAGTTGATATAAAAATCCATCATTTGAAGATACTTATTCACATTTTGATTAATTAATGGAAGATATTTTTTAATTATTTTTGACTTAACTCCATTATCTTTTAGTAAAGAGTGGATACATTCATAGTATTGAATTTTTTCTTTTTTATCTACAAATTGATTTTTTATATCCAGAAGGCTTACTTCGAGAATTTTTAGTTTATCGTGTTCTATATTTTTATTTTTTATCTTTTCTTGAATTTTTTGTATCTCCAATTCAAGTTCTTTGATTTGATTTTTGGATTGCTGAACTTTAAGATTATTATTCGATATTTTATGGTTAGTATCTAGTAATTCCTTTGATATACTTGCGAATTGAGTTTCTCGCTCCTCCTCTTCCCTGATCGTATCTTTCAATTTTTCATACGCATCTTCCAATTCTTTTATAGAGGACTCATACTCAGAACATTTTTTAAGTTTCAACTCGGAATCTATGTGTTGTGTGCATGTAGGACAGATTGAATTATCAAGAAAGAAATCACGATCATCAACAACTGTGGATAACTTTTGAGATAACTTCCCCTTCAAAGTTCCCAACTTTTTCAGCTTATTTGGACTTTCATTAAGAGAAGTCAAACTAGAATTCAATTCTTCCGTCTTCTTCAATAAAATTCTATTCTCTTCATCCGTATCTCTAAAAAATACATTTAATTTTTGTATTTTTTGTCTTCTCTGTTCAATTTGGAAATTACTTTCTTTTTCTATTTCTTCTATGAAGTTAGATTGCATCTTCACTTTGTCAGACAAAGAGTCCTTCTTTATCTCCAATAATTTAACTTCGTCTTTTATAGTTTTTATTTTATCCTTTACGACAATATTCATTGAAGAAAATATTTTAATGTCCAATAAGTCTTCAATGACCTCTCGTCTACTCGCTGCAGTAAGTTGCATAAACGGAACAAAGTTACTATTTCCCAATATAACAATTTGAGTAAAAGACTTATAATTCATCTTTAAGACTGTCTGCTCAAACCATTTTTGCTGATCAATAGCAGAAGAACTCTGGTCTAATAAACTGTCATTTTTATAGATTTCAAATATAGTAGGTTTTTGTCCCCTTCTTACTTTCCAATCAATATTACCAATTGAGAATTCTATTTCTACCAAGCAATCTTTTTCATTTACTGAATTAATTAATTGCGGCTTATTAATAGGACGATATGACTTATTAAACAAAGCATATGTAATTGCGTCCATGAAGGAACTTTTTCCACTTCCATTTTTTCCAATAATACAAGTATTGTGATGTGTATCTAAACTTATTTCAGTGAATTTATTTCCAAAAGAAAGAAAGTTCTTAAATCTTACTTTTTTAAAAGTTATCATAATGTATTTTTGGTGGAACTACGATATCATTAGGGGTTATAACAGCATATAAATTACCAGTAACTTCACATGTTTTTATGAGTATATCATCATCATATTCAATTACATGAGTTTCTGGCATACCCTGCTCTTCTAGCATTATTGCATATCTGACGGCATCATCTTCCTCCTGAAAAAAGAAAATTACTTTTTTTCCATCTTGATTTAGTACTGAATATGCACCTTCATCTTCTTTTCCATCAAGAGTTATCAAAAACATTATACTAACTCACATGCCTCCGAATATGTCTCTTTTAAAATATTTTTTAACATATTTTTATTCAATGTGGAATCACTTTCTTCTACAAATTTTTGAAGTAGAGAAAAAGTATCTTCATTCTCTAACGAAATGTCCAAATCTTGATCATCAAAAAACGAATAATTTTCTATAATTTTTAATTCTGCAATATTAGCGTTATATAACTTATCAACGAAATCTTCAAATAATTTAACTTTGGTTTTTTTTCTAACTACAAGTTTTACTATTTTATTTTCTAATTCGGTCACATTTAATAATTGATTTGGTGTATCATCGTAATAAAGATTGTAGTGCATTTTATATGGATTATCGACATAAAAATGCTCTAAACTTTCAGTGTCAAATATTACAAATCCTCTAGTTTCATCTATATCATTAAAGTATATTTCATATGGATTTCCCATATAGAATATCGTTCCATTGTCAGATCTATTATGGAAATGGCCAGAAAATACTTTTTTAAAATTATTGAATATTTTAGGATCTCTACCATCCTCCATAGTATGTCCTTTATGTGCTTCAAATCCGTTTAATTCTAAATGTCCCATTACAACATTAGAACTTGTTCTTTTCAATAATTTGTAAGTATCATGTTCATTTTCTTGATTAATCCAAGGAACAAAAACCAAATCAAGACCACCAATATTTACTTCCGTTGGTTCTGAATATACTTGTATATTTGGATATTCTTGGAGCAACAGATCTGGTGAATTTATTCTATTAGTGGATTTAAAATATACATCGTGATTTCCACTTATCAAATGTACTTTATATTTTGAGAGTGGATCTAATACTACTCGTTTTGTCCATTCTAAACCAAAAAAATCTATAGACTTTCTATTGTCAAATGCATCTCCCAAATGAATGACAGTATCAATTTTTAGTTCTTCTAATTTAGGAAAGAAAATATTTTTATAAAAAAGTTCAAAATAATCTTGAAAGAGTTTTGATGACTTTCTTGCGGACCAATGGGTGTCTGTAAGCAATGCAACGAGCATTATGTCAATTCCTTAATTTACTGTGAACTGCATCTTTAATACTATTATAGTCGGAATAGTTTCCTCCGTCAAGTGTGTTGTCATCAACAAACACTTCATCAAACCCAGATCTTTCCAGTATTTTTCCCTTAATTTCTAATTGCCTTTTTTCTTTGGTTATTCTTCGTATAAAAGCATAGTGAATTACCTGAGTAAAATAAGCAAAAGGATTTGTTGATTTTTGGGGATCAAAATTTAAAATATATTGAACGCAATTTTCAATTCCGTCAGAAATCATATCTTCTTTGAACATATAATTGACAAAATTTGGTTTAAATGACAAATGCGTCGCTATCTTTAAAAAACATTCTCCTATGTAATTTGGAATTACTGGCTGCGGTAAATCTTTATCTTTTGCAATTTTAACCAAATGCCGATAATCGATCAGGGCAGCCAAGAACTCTTTATTATTAACATAGTGAACACTACGCTTTCTTTTAGTCATGACGGCTGTTGTAATCATAATACCTTACAAATAATATATATTGATATTATAACACAAAGAAATTGATTTGACAAGGGGTTGACACGCCCATCAAAAGTGAGTATAATCAGCTTTGTCAGCGATGAAACTCATTTTATTACTTAATAATACTAGATACATTAATAAACAATAAAGATAAACATATAGGTAATTTCCGAAGGAAATGTTCCCGAAGGGAACTAATAAAGTACTTAATAATCCTTAAATAACTTTTCTAATGATTTTTTTGCTTCTTCTATATTTGAAATATATCCCATTTCTTTAGTAAGTTCAAAATGGTTCATTCCAAAATTTGAATTGTTCTTTTCTTTTTGTTTGACAAATTTATCATATACTGATATGATTTCTAAATCACTTGTTTCCGTCATCGTCATGATATTTTTCATATCAATAATAAAAATATCATCTTTTGTTGTTTTCATCCATGGCTCTACTTTATAAGCAAATCCATATCTAGTTTTTACTTCAGTGATAATTATTGGATCGCAAACCAATAATACCAAATTTCCATGTTCCTCAGAAGAAATAACCTTTGCAAATATCTCTTCTCCACTTATCAATTTTAAACTTGCATAAAAATCTTCTTCCATCATTTGTTTAAATTTACTGGTATAATTTCGTAATTGAATTCCTCTTCATTATATAATTTTATTCTTTCTATAAAGTGATTTAAGGTGTAATTTTTTTTATTTTTATAAGTACAGTCATCAGAAATATCGTACAATATTGCTTTATCTTTGTTTTTTCCCTTTCTCAGTACTCTTCCTATGCTCTGTAAATTTCTGATTTTCGATTTACTTGGAGAAGCAAATATAACATTATGTAAATTTCTGATAGATATTCCAGTACTAAAAACTCCATAACTTGCAACTATAATTGCATTTGACTCTCTTTCAGTTATTTCTCGTACTTCTTCCCTTTGGTTAACATCTACTCCTCCATGAACAAAAAATATTTTTCTGTTCTTTTCGCTGTTACTATTTATTAATTCGTATAATGGCTTACCATGTGTATCTACTCTAGAAAATAACACTAAGGTATTTCCTTTTAAATCTAGAGCAAGGTTTTTTATGAAGTTGTTTCTTTTTTCGTTTGATATTAAAAATTGAATTTCATCTTCGTATTTATCGAATTGTTGTGATGTATGTTTCAATATCAAACAATGAATATCTAATTGGGATGCTCTTCCCTTTTCAATCATTTCTTTTGTGTTGATTGTTTTGTATGTTGGACCAAAAAGCCCTGATATTACCCATTCGTGTGTCTGTGAGTCTTTTCCTCCATTTGAAAGAGTACCAGTAAAACCAAATCTATACTTTGCATGATGGCATTTTTTCATAATATCAATTAAAGATTTTGATTTTGCTTGATGGCTTTCGTCAACTATCACGCAATCAAATTCTTCAAAAAACGATTTCTCCATTTTAAAAATAGATTGCCAAGTCGAAAGAGTGACTGGAAGATCTGTATTTTTTTCTCTTCCTGAATATATCATGTGGCAATTATTCTCTGGACTCCACCCATACTCAGAAAAATCTTTATGCATTTGATGAATCAAAGAAGTAGTAGGAAAAATAATCAGGGTTTTCAGACCCTTATTTGTGTAATATCTTGCTAGTGCATAAATGATTAAAGATTTTCCAGAAGCAGTTGGAGAAATGATAGTTTTCCTATTGTATCTAAGGCACTCATAAACTGCATTTATTTGATAGTCGTATGGCTCATATGAACATATTGCATTCATATAGCCTTTTACCCCATCCAGTGAAATCTCTTCGTTTATCTCAAAAGGAAGTCCATAATATTTGTTTTCTTTAAATTCGTATGTATAATTATGTGACTTTATTTTTGCTATTACTTTATCTAGAAGTCCAGCATATATTTCTCCAGTAGAAACCGACAATAGATGAATCGTTCCATCCCACCCAGTTTTTCTAAACTGAGGCATAAATTTTGCGCTATCTACTTCAAATGTAAAATGTGGTTGAAGTTCATATAAAATATGGGGTTCGCATTGTAATTTAATAAAAACTTCATTTTTCTTTATAATTGTTATGTCAGCCATATCCAGAAATATATTTTTGGTACTCGATACTATTTTTTACTTGATAAGTTCTACTATGTATCATTTTGAGGATATCGCTCAAATAATTTAACATAGCATCGTAATATTCAATTTTTAATGATGCATTTGATATGTCTTCATCTGCATTCATGCAATTCTGTAAGTGCTCTTTATCTCTTATTTTTTTCTGATATATTTCTTTGTATTCCTCTGGATCTGCTTTTCCAGTATAATATTCGTATTTTTTGAGTCTTATTTTGTTCTTATCTTCTAATGCTTTTTTCTTTAATAATAAAATATTATTAAATATCTCATAATATTTTGAGTGTAATTGAGGTATCTTTAGAGATTCTAGATGTAAATTATCTGGATCTATGAAAGAATCTTCTTTCCACATTGATTGTATTTCATTGATATTCATATAGTAAATTTCCCTTATTGTCAGTTATTTCATAGTAAGTATATTTAAACTTTACTTCGGCAGTAAAGTATTCGGCATCATTATCAGTAGCATCAAATAATAGTGTAGTTAAATCATATGGAAACAAATCGTAAAACTTTACTTGAAAATTTGGTCTTTGACTACTGGTTAAAACTTGTAGAGTCCCATCTGAATATAAATTTAATGTGGAGTTTATTTTTGTATCTATTTTTTGATTTTGTCTCTGTAATGTGTATATTTGGTCCAATGATTCTGGATAGCCAAGACCTCTGATCCAATTTTGAATTTCCATGTAATTTTCTAATCCTTCATCTACTAAAAAGCGTAGATTAAAATCTTCAAATTTTATCTTATCTCCTGGTTGAGCAATATCTTTTAGATATGTAGGTTGATTTGCTATTCCCAAACTCAAAGAAGGTATATTAGCAGTATTCGAAAAAAATGCTACTTTTGGCGATCTCGTGATAGTGAATCTAAATTGTGTTGGAGATAGAAAATTTCTATTCTGTATTTGATTACTAAATGCGTTTCCAGCCATTTTTTCTACTATTTATACTTGGTAATAAAAAAGGGACCCGAAGGTCCCTTTTGGAATTTATACAAGAAGAATCACATTAGGTTCTTAACTTGTACTCTACGATAGTAGCGGTTTGAATTGATTTGTAGACGACCCAAACCTTGTGCAGTTGCATCACCTTCAGCAAATGGATTCGCTACCATTCCGTAGCGAGTCTTGAATCCAATTTTTGGCTGGAAGGTGTTCTCGCCAACGGCACGAACCATCTGGAGAGGAACATAAGGGCAGTAGAATAGACCAGCATCATAAGGGGAAGTACCCTTATAGCCGACAACATAATACTGACCACCATCAGCGCCAGGATTGGTACCACCAGAATAAGGATCGATATAAACACGATACTTACCCATTAGAACACCAGCAAAAGTATTACCAGTGTCATCTACATTTAGGTTAGCATTTAGTGCAGGGGTGTAGTCGAGTACGCCTGCCATGGTTAGAGCAGAAGCAACATCAGAGGAGCACATGATCACATTACCCTTTCCTCTACGAGTTCTGATTGCAATTGCGTTTGCATCACGCTCGATTTGGAAAAGTAGACCCTTGAACTTCTCAACAGACCAACGACCATTGGAGTCGATATCTAGGTCAAATACACCTGCGGTAGCAACATTAGTTGCAGCGCCTTGCTCAGCTACCTTGTAGATAGTTCTGATTACTTCGCGGTTGATTTCAGCAAGAATCTCGGTGGAGAGAATATTTGCGAGTTCTGCTTCTGCGTTTAGACCATGGATAGCCTTTAGATCTTGTGCAAGCTCTAAGCTATACTCGGCCTTTAGTGCTCTAGACTTTGCTTCAACTAGGATTTTCTCGATAGAGAAAGCCATTTCGTTGAACTGGCCACCATTAGAAGCGCCGAGAGCCTCAGCATCACCAGTCTTCATTGCCTGGCCAACATTATAGCCAAGTGAAGATGCGGTACCAACTGGGTTTAGAATTCCAGGATTGCTTCCAGTTTGGGTTCCACCTGTAGTACCTAGACCAGCAATAGCATCAGTTGCATTGGTTGCACTGTTGTTTGCATTGGTACCAGAGAATGCAGTATTTACTTCATTATAGAAGGCTTCGGTTCCGCTCTGGTCGTTGTAGCGTGAACGCATTGCGAAAATGAGTCCAGTAGGACCAGTCATTGGTTGTACGCCAGCTAGGTCATATGCGACCAAGTTAGGCATGGAACGACGAATTAGGCTGATTAGTACAGGGTCAAAACCAGCTACAGGACCACCAGCAGCGGCACCACTACCTACACTGCTATATGCACCATAACCACCAGGAGCATTACCTGAGTTGGTTGGTGATTCCATTAATACACCATTAGAGAATGCTTGTTCTTCTCTTAGGAATTTTTCTTGGTTTTCGAGCAAGACAGCGGTTACTGCTTTACGATGAGAATCTCTGATTGGATCAAGACCATCATAGTTGAGAAGCGGTGCCCACTTTTCTTGCAGATGCTCGGATTGGAACATTTGCTTTTACCTCTTAAAAAATGTGTTTGTTTTTGTTTGATTTAATGTTAAAATCAGTTGTTAGCCAACATAGAAAGGGCTTTCATATATGTATTCATCGATGGGGAATAATCCTCAACAGATGAAATTACACCTTCTGAAAGGGTTTCAGGTTGAGCAGTTGGAGATGTAGTTCTGGATGGAAAATATGATTCCTTCAAGGTCTCCAATTTTTCACGATATTCTTCTTCACTTTCAAACTCAACACTTTCGGCAAGTGAAGCGAGCTTTTCTTTCTGAGTGATGGCTAGACCATCAGATACTACATCAAAAATTCTATCAGCAACCGACTCTGAGAGTCTTCTGTTGAGTTGAATGTTTCTCTCAATTTGCTCGTTGAGTTTTGTCTCCATTTCATCAAGTTTTTCTACCATATTCTCAAGTACATCATATTTTTCTTCAGGGAGTTGTACATAATGATCTTCAAAAAGATTCTTGAGATTGCTCAAGAATGATTCACTTAGTTGCTCTTTAATTCCATATTCAATAGCAAGATTGTTTTCTTGCATCCACTCATCAGCAACATATTCTAGATAAGAATCTACGCGCTCTTGTAGTTCTTCTTTCATAGAACCTACTTCTTCGTATAATCTTTCTTCATATGCTTGCTGATATTGCTCGTCAAGCACTTCACGAATTTCATTTACTTTACTGCGAAGAGCAGCTTCAAAAATTACTTTAGCTTTATCTTTGAACTCTTCAGAAAGATCTTCTCCTTCGACGAGAGCTTGTACATCTTCTTCGATGTCAAACTCTTCTTCTAATTCTTCATCTTCTTCATCTTCTTCATCTTCGTCATCATCTTCGTCGTCACTATAATCTTCTAGATCTTCGTCGTCTTCTTGCTCTTCACTGAGTTCATCTTCATCAATTTCTTCTTCTTCCTCGGCCTCTTCTTTTACTGCCATTGTCTGCATGGCTTCTGCAGCTTTTGCTTTAGAGTTTACTACATCATTTACACTCTTAAGTGTTGCAGCAGGATCTTTTATTTTTGCTGATTCGTCGTCAGACTTGTAATTTTCTGGAGTTGGACCACCAAGATCTTCCCAACCAGTGGCACTCTGGCCATCAGGAATACCAGTTGTTAGATGTGGCATTGGCTCTGCTGGTTTTGCGGTTGCATTTACAGCAGATTTGGATTGCTTTGTGCCTACTTCCATTTCTTGTAAGTTTTTTCCACGAGACATTTGAACTCTCCGATTTAGCTATGTATTAAATCTATATTTATTTATAATTTATGAAATTACAAAGAATTTAAAAATTCATTGAATAATTCAATTTTCCTTTCTTCTAGTTGTTTTGTGTCAACTAGATGATTTATTTTTTTCTTAGCATTTTCTAGTAACCAAGAATTTCTTGATACATCATATATCCACTCAACTCCTTCCATGATCCCATTTACAAATGCATCAGGAGCGGAAGGATCTGCAACTATGTCAGCAGCAGTAGCCAACATAAAATCATTAGAGACATAACGAACACCATTTCTTTCTACTAGTGAACCAATTCCACGAGAAGAAACTCCCAGTTTCACTCCTTCCGAAATCAAAGAAGAAGCTATTTTACCCATTGGAGTATCTAGAATTTTTGCTTTACCGACAAAGTTATTTCCATCTTCTCTCAAAGATGTGATCATATGAGAAACTCTATCTAGATTTACTGTTGGCCCATCTGGGTGGCCCAACTCACCTAAAGCTCTTCCTTTTGAAATATAATTATCAGTATATCTAGTTACTTCTCTGGCAAGAGTTTCCATCGGATAACATCTACCATTACGATTTTTTATATCAGCCTGAAGGAAAATTCCCTCTATATAAAGAGATTTTTTTCCGTTTTTTTCTTCGGTGATGAATTTTACCTTAGAAATTTCTTCTGTGATTAGTTTCATTTTACTAGTTGGTAAATCCTACTTTTGTCGCTTTAATTGCTGAAGAGGTCCAAATTACATCTGTTGGAAGTTTTTCTAAAAATTCAACTGAATTTCCCGGCATTGAGAAATAATTAGTTGTTGCTGCTCCAACAATAGTCGAAACACCAACTGTAACTATTCCAGAAGTTATATTATGGAGACGAACACAAGTTGCATTCGAAATGCTAGATGCTGCTCCAGCAGCTGTTGCTGTGGAAATTTCAGTTTCAACTATTTTGGTTCTTTGCATTTTTTATAATAAAGATCTTATTAGTTATTTATTATTTAATAAAATTACCTCTGTTCCAACCAGTTTAAAACTGCAAGTGCTGCCTTGTTAGCATTGGGTGAAGCACATACAAGAGTATAAATGTCACTAATTGTTCCAATACCACTTCTACCAATTTGTAGTTGTGCTTTATCATCAATAATTACTGATTGTCCTCCACCACCAACAACAAATCCACTCAAAAGAACCTTACCACCAGTAAAAGAAGTTGCAGTGGTATCATATTGAGTAATTGCATCTGAGTTTGCATGGTTAGTAAATACTGCACCAGTTAAGGTTGGGTTCTCAATCAACCTCCAAAAAATGTTAGTGTTATCATTCGTGGATACTTGAAGTGATCTTGGAATAACCACTCCAGATAATGAATTTGATTTGAGACGAAGACTTAGAATTGGATAATAAGTATTTGCAGATGCCATCGTGGTTCCAGTGATAGCATTACCTTGACTGACGAGAGTTCCAAGTTTCTCTGGTTCACCTTCTTGAATAAGAGAATTCGAACCCTGATACATGTAATGAGTTCCTGCAACACCCGTTACATTTTCTATCTCAAGTCTAATTGGTAAGAATGGAGTAGAACACCAAACATATGGATTAGTATTTGAGTTATCAAAAGTGTGACTATGAATTGTTTCATTCTTCATCAACCAATTGAACTGGACGATACCTGCACCATACCATTCATAATTGATAGAAATCATTTGTTGTTTGGTTGCATCTGCAGTTACTCCAGTCCAACCATTCCCATCAAACTTCTCACCATTCCAATTTTCTCTGGTTACTCTAGTTTCTGTAACAATTCCTGATGTGCTACTACGGATTACATACGAATAAACACCACCATTATCTTCAAAATAAGCACCATTATTATCATCAAACAATCCAAATCTTCTGCGAATACCTACCTGCGGTATATCAAGACGAATTGCAAATGCAAGAGTTGCACCCCTACCAGGGATGTATCTCATTACCGCTCTAGTTTGACGAGTGACTTTACTTCCCGCAGTAGAACCAACTTGCATCACAACATTACTGGATGATGCATTAAATGTTGCAGTTCCAACTCCAACTACTCTTTCGTCCCATACATCAGTTTCCTTTCCATACTGGAAAGTATTAAAGAAAACTGTTTGGTAAGGAGAAACCTTAAATCTGTTGTTGTTAGTGAATTGAGGTCTCCAGTCCGTCTGGTTTCCCCAATGATCTGCAATATTATAAACCTCAAAGAGACTTCTCTCTTGATTGAGATAATCTTGTCTATTTTTATTCCACTGAGCCATAAATTAATCAATCCACTCTAACTTTGATGGGTGATATCTTTGTATATTTTTAATATTAAAATTATTTTCCTGTGCTGGATATATGTTATGGACTATTGCTCCAGGATATTTGTCCTGGAGTTGTTCGCCAAGATCTTGCCTAGATGGGACTCCAGTTTTGGTTACCAATTCCAACCTATAAATATTACCTTGCCACATTACATCAGCAACATAACTTTCACCAACCTGTTGTTGTGATTCTGGTTGAGAATTTATATAAAGATTTCCAGTAAAATCACCAGCAATATTAACTGATTCAGATATAAATTGCCTGAATGATTTCATTTGTTCATTCCTCTTCGCTACCAAATAATGAAGCAGCAACTGCGGGTCTAAATTCGTTTATTTTATCTGATGATTTTTGATAAAGAACATCTTTGATTTTATCGCTGATCTGAGAAGGAGATTCGTCCGAAGCGATCATATCCATTAAGTCTTCCATAAAATTAAAATTGTGTATTTGTATTATTTAGATTTATATTTCTCCACCTTTAGGTAGTTTTGGTGGTTCTACTATTTTTTCATTTGCTTGTGGTTCTATGGGAATTTTTCCCATTTCTCCTTGTATATTATTACCAATTTCTAATGGCATTCCAGTATTTGGGTCTATTGGAATACTGGGATCTGGTATTATTCCTTCTTCTATTTCTTTTTTGATTAATTCATCTTGCTCTACTATTTCTTGGTCGGTTTGTCTCAATATATTTCTTCTTACATAGTCCTGAGAGTAATATTTTCCAATATATGGTTCGGCCATAGAAAGCATATTTAGCCTATCAGTCATAAGTTCGGAATTTTTTAATTCTGCAAAATGATTATCATAAAGAAAATCATATTGTATGTGCTCATTCATTTGATTCCAATCTTCTGGAGTAATGATATTTTTTAATATCAATTGAGTTTTGAGCATATCACTAAACATATTAGAAAATCTTTTTCTAAGTCTTCCCACAAATTTGCTGAATTTCAATTCATCACGAAGAATCTCAGAAGATCTACCTAGATTGAACCCACCTTCTCCATCAATTCTAGAAGATGGTACATTTAAAGATTTGTATAATTTGCTCTGGAAGTAATTGATATCAGTTATTTCTCCTAGATTTTGTCCACCAGGTAAAGTATCAATTTCTGTTCCTCTACCGCCTTCACGGCGAGGGAGCCAAAAATCTTCTAACATGCTCATAAATTTTTTGTCGTCACGAATTTCTCCAGTGGATGCATCATAAACTAATTTGTTACGATATCGCATCATGACATCACGAAGATATTGTTCTGCCTTTACTTTTGGTAAGTTGCCAACATCAATGTAAAAAATTCTACGCTCTGGAGCACGAGACAAACGATAAATCACCAAAGAATCTTCAATCATTCTTAGTTGATTGAGAGCTTTGATTGCTTTATTTAAATAAGATAATGTAGTTCCTTTATTTCTATCTACCAATCCAGAAGTACAATAAGTAATTGCGTCTTTTGCTATTTTAACTCCCCTGTCTGGAGATGCAGTCCCCATGTTTGCAACACCGCCACCAACGGGATAAGAACTTTTTGGATCATATATGAAATATTCTTCAATTTCTGGGAATTTGAAATTCATTGGATTTTGATCACCAACCAATGGATTAGTCATTCTTGGTGAATTTTCTTCCTTTTTATTTTTTTTCTCTTGTCTCACATAACGCATTTTCATGGAATCGATATATCTCAATTCTTGAATTCCATCATGTGGCCTTTTTAGATCTATTACTTTATGATAATATAATCTTCCATCAATGTACCAGTTTCTGTATATTTCGTGAGCTTTTTTGTCAAAATCCAATAGTTCTAGTATGTACTTAAACTCTTCTCTTATTTTCTGCTTTAGTCCATCACTTGCATTTAAGTTTGATAATTCAATTTGGATAGGAGAGTCATTAGTATCCGATACTATTGCCTCATTTACTATATCTTCAATAGCACTATCAACTTCTGGGTGAAGTGCCATTTCTCTATATCTTTTGATTAAATCAAATTCGGTTCTATATACTCCTTCAATATCTACATAAGATCCAAAAAAACCGCTGGTCAAATAGTGATCAACCCCATCCTCGTCATTGCGAGGAATGGGGGACAATGCAGATGGGGATATTTTTTCAGAGTCTTCAATCGAAAAACCAAACAATCTAGCCATAATTTATTTTCGTATATTATCTTATATTTATTACTTGATAATATTGGTAGATCCAGCCTGATCTGCTGTTGTTTCTCCAGCAGTCCAGTAAAGAATTTGGAATTCTACGGTATAAGTTTCAATATCATCTGCGGTATCATATGAAAGATCGATCTGACTCACATTAGTTGGGAAAATCTGATAAAATTTATATGTTCTGAGTGGTGTTAATGGCCCACCATTTGCATCACTGAAGTTAGATGTAGATTCCTTAGAAGAACCTCTTCCAAGTTGGTAGACATATGCATCGACCATATATGAATTTGGGTCTGTAGCACCAGTTGCATTTTCCAACTTATTAATGTGATTCATCCACTTCTCAAATGCAGTTCTTAGTCTGAAGTTTTCATCATTTATGATAGTAACAGTCCATGGATCAAAGGTTCTATCACCAGCTACTTTTAATGTACGGCCTCTGAATGGAACATCAATTGGATTTACATTAGAAGCAGGTAGTGCAGCTGTCTTACACAAAAAACTGAATAATTCAGATTCTTGTCCAGCTCCAGTTCCCCAATTAGAAGAAATTGCTGAAGGAAATGCAGGAATACTAACTTCGAATAGATTAGGACGAGCACCACCACCAACTAATTTGGATTTAAATTGAGAGATTGTTCTTAATTGTGACATTGTTAAATTCTCCTTTTGTAGTCGATTTTAAATTTAAACTCTTCCTGTCACTTCTTCGAAGCTAACTCCAGTTCGAGTAGCAACGAAAGTTAGAGTTACATAATTAATTGATTTAGTTGGCTTCAAGAATATGTCAGCCCTAAATTCATTGTTATCAATGACATCGGGTGTATTATTTGTTTCGTCGCAAATGACTCTAAAATCATACACACCTCGCTTGGCCTGAATATCACGGAGATATGGCTCAACAATGTTTACAAAGTTTGCGCGAGTTAGTGGATCATTTAATTCAAATAATTGAGCCTGTGCTGTTCTTTCCAACGCTTGTTCTACAGTCAAGAATAATCTACGAACATTAATTCTATCAAATGCGGAAGCATATCCAAGAGCTGTTTTATCCCCAAAAAGAATTATACCAACACCAGGTTGATTTACTATTGAGTTTATTCTTATTGGATACAAGCGATCTCTTTGTGCTTTTGTTGGATTGTATGCAAGTTTAATCGCATTATTTAAAACTCCTCTCTGTTGGCCAGCAGGGGAATACCAAGGATATGAGTTTATACTAGTCCTGACCATTAAACCAGCAATGTCTGGATTGCATGGAATGTAGCGGAATCTATTGTTAAAACGATCATAAGTGTACTTATATCCACTGTCAAATACAGCATATGAAGAAGAAGACAAAGGACTGAAAAATTGTACAATTTGATTGGTTTGATCTTCTGTATTTGTTCTATTTACTACATCCGTTCTATGGGTAGAGATTACTGCCATGCAATCTTTTCTAGAATTAGCAATAGAAATCAATTCTTGCGCTTTTGCCTGTGATTGCGTTTTTTCTGTTAGTCCAGGACCCATAATGAGATAATCTACTGAAACCTCATCTTTATTCGAAAACAGTCTATATGATGTGACCAAATCACCTAATTGCGCTTCCATTCCATTATTATTGCCATAATCTTTTCCTCCGGAAAGGGCATATGTCACATTTCCAATCGCACTAAACACTTTATTTTGTGCATCGGTATTCCACAATCCAGCAGCAGTAGTCAATCCAACATAACCGGAAGAGAACCCAGTTTGGTATATAGATTCGTTATTTTGTCCGTCTGATGGATTGTCTCCAGCATAAACATAATTTGATAATTGTGCTAGATAATCTTTCCACCAAATTTTTTGTGGAGAATTTACTGCAGAAATAGAATCAGTTGCTTTTGATAAGAATAAATGCTTCTCTATGAGATTGCCTTGAATTCCAGTTACATTGCCAGTGTCATCAATAATTGCAATGTGCAATGCATCATTTTTTCCGTTTCTTTCCGCTACATATTGATTTGTAGTTGGCTTTGGTGCCAGGGACTTCCAATATACTGTGCTGTTAACGAGCCCAAGAGTTTGTTGGTCATACCAATCTAAAACTGAATTTGTCCCAGAAAGAGTAGTTGACCCAATTCCACTTTGAGATTGGCTACTAATTGTTACGGAATTGCCAACAAAAAACGATTTTAGTTGATTTCTTTCTGCATAAGAGATGCTCTCCTCTACTCCATCAGTTGTTACCGTGGAAATAATTTTTACATCTATAGTTTGACTAGTTGTATTGATGCCAGTAATTATTGATTTTAAGTGGCCATTAAATAATTGGGTTTCCCCATTTGCAATTATTGTTTGGTCCACCAAATTGGTTGTTACCGCATATCCAACTTGAGCAAATGTGATTGCGGAACCTACTGTAAGAGTTTGATCCGCTTTATCGTCAATGACGCAAACCTTCAAATCATTGGACCATGACCCTGGAGTTTTTGCGGCAAATACATAATTTGCAGTATCTTCGGAATAAGTTGATTCATATTGATCAAAATTTTTAATCAATAGGGTAGTATTCCCAACAGTAGAAACACCAGATACATTTCTGGCAGCATTTGCATTCACTAAATTTGGTCCAGAAGTTCTTACTACTTTAAGAACTCCACCATAAGTTAAAAATGAAGACGCGCTCATCCAATACTCATATTGAGCATCGTTTGACATTGGTTTCCCAAAAACATTTACTAGTTGCTGTTCTGTGACAATATCTACTGGTTCATCTACAGGTCCGATTGCAAATGGTCCTGCAATTGCCCCAATATTATCCAGTACATTGTCAGCTCTTCCTACAGTTAAATCAACCTCTCTGACAAGTACGCCTGGAGATAATTGAGGAGTAGCCATGTTTTTCTCCCTAAAATACTCAGTTTCTCTAAAAAATATTTATGTAAAACTTTATTTTCAGAGTAATTTAAAAATTATATTGCCAAAGAGATGCCATGTCGCCATACTCGTCCACATACCACCTGTCACCTTCCGCATCAACAAAATTGTCAGATTCTCTTCCATCAACTATAAAGCCAAATGGTGCCATATCTTGTTCTAATTGATTCTGTTGTTCTTCGTATAATCTTTTTCTGACATCATTATCAGTCATTTCTTTGAAGTAATCTTGAACAATCAGCCAAGCAAATATTACTAAGCACATTGTCAAGTCATCGTTACATCCTTCTTCTGCTTCGAACGAATTGTATTTCTGAACAAATGTAGTTAATTCTGATATAAGATCATAATCTCTAAACACCAATTTTTCTTCTTCAATGATGGCCTTTAAATTTATACATCCTACTTTCTTTACATTTTTGGACATCTTTACTCCCATTTGGGTCTTCTTTCCAGAAAATCCTTGTCCAACTATCTGGCCAGCCCTCCCTCGCATTGAGCACATCAATACATTAGGATACTCTAAATCATAGTGTAATGCTGCAGCAACTTGATCTCCAACATCATTTACTTCGCACAATAAATATGCATCATTATATGCTTTTCCTGCATCTTTTATGATGTATGGGAACATCATTGGCTTTATTTCGTTATTCCTATACTTTGCAACTACTCTATATGGAAATGTCGTAATATCAAATATCACAAAAGCAGAATAGTCTATTTCTACTCCTCTTGCCACATCAATTGTAATTACATATTGGTGGTCTTCTTCTGGCTCTTCGTATACATCAAGTCCAGCACTAGATTTAATTGGTCTATCTTGTGTTAATGTAGCCAATTTTGCGCCAGAAATTAAAGTATCTACCGATCCTAAGAATTCACATTCGAATTCTTGTCTCCATTGAGACTCACTTGTATTGGCAATTGTGGTCTTTTTGAACTCTTCGTCTCTACCTGGAACATCAGTCCAAAAGACCTCAATAGGAACATATTCATTTTTACTTTTTTTCGCATCATCCCATAACTTGTAGAAATGATTTAAGCCTTTAGGAGTAGATACAACAATAACTTTTGATGACTTACCAGAAGTAATTGTAGGGTATACGGAACTAAAAAATGAATCTGCAACTTGATTTGGAACGAATGCAAATTCGTCCAAAAAGATGATGTTGTAGGTACTACCACGAACAGAAGACGCTGAAGTAGACGCAGCAAAAATCTTAGATCCATTTTCCAATTCTAAAGATCCCTTGTTCCATGAGCAAATGCCTTGCTGTAACCATTTTGGTAAGTTCTCATATCCTGTTTGTAAACGACCAAGAAGATCTCTTGCTGTTTGTGCTTTGTTAGCTAGAATAGCAATATTTACATTATCATTAAAAATTGCATAATGTAAAAGATATGATACTACAGTGGTACTCTTTCCGCTTTGTCTAGGAAGCTTACAAATATTAAATCTATTCTCATGAAAAGACTGTAACATCTTTTCTTGAAATGGATACATCTCAAATGGTTGTAAACCATGATCCAAAGTCACGATTTGTATATAATTGTTTGCAAAATATACTGGATCATTGGCACATTTTGCAAACTCTATGATTTGTTCTTGTGTAAATTCAATTTGGGTATTCGCTTTCTTTAAGAGAGGATTACCAAGATAATGTTCTTCAGCCATAAAAAATTAATACAAATTTACCATTTAACTTTGTTGGCCCAGAAGGCAGCACTCATTTTTCCTTTTTTAATATTTTTTTTGTGTCTTTTTTTGAATCTGTTTCTGCGATCTGCATATTCTTCTGATTCTCCTTCTTTTTTGGGGGAACCCTTCACTCCAAGTTGACCAAAACGAATAAGCTTTTCTTTTCCACCTTCACATGCTTTTACTACATGTGATTTGCCAGTTTCGCCTGAACCATGAGGCTCAGACTTTGGCTTATTGCAAGGCATTTCAGACTTTTTTGCCTCTGATATTTCAACCTCTTCTCCGATATTGCCATTGTTCAAGAGATAATTTTTTGATTTTGGTAATTGTACAATTGGCAAACCAGGCTGTGCATTACTAACACCATATGTAATTACTTTAGATTCTGGATAAATTTTATTTACTGCATCAGTAACTTCTCTTCTGTTTGGTAACTTTACTTGTGGGAAAAATAACTGAGTTCCATAGTACTTTCCACGCCACATGACAGTTACTGCCATGATATGACCATTTTGTGCTGGTAAAGTGGCTTCTGTTACTGTTTCTGGATCTGCTCCTTGTTTAGATAAAGTTCCGATTGTTCTTGCGTATTCTTGTTCAGCTTTGGCCTTTTTTAATTTTGCCGCAACTAATTTTTGTTGTAGCCCAGACTGTTCCTCTACAGGTTCACAAGAACCTTTTTCATATTTTTTTGTTCCTTTTTTTCTTTTAAATCCACCCCAACATGGACTATTCTTTCTTCCTTCTTTTATTAGGGGATCTGCCACAATCAGATCGACAAATTCATATGATGCATTACCAAACATATCTCTGACAATTTTACTTTCATTTTGAGCCTCTACTTTTTTCAATTTTGAATAATAATCTGGGACTTCATCTAAATGTTGTAAGGCAGTAATTCTTGCCGCAGTTGGATCGGAAGTATGTTCTTTTTCTACTTTAAGTCCCATCTTGAGTTGTTTTTTAATCGACTCAAGTGAGACTTTATGCTTTTTTGCTATTTCTTCCGGTGATTTGTAGGACTGTACTGGACCTTTTGGGTCTTTTTCTTCGTGCATAGACGAACAATCTTTATATCCGTGCTCAGGACACTTTTTTCCTTTTTTTGTTTTATTGCATCCACATCCCATTTCCGAAAGAATTTGATCTACTAAAGATTTTTCTTCTTTTTGTGTTGGTCTTTTGTATGGAGGCAAATGCTCATATTTTTTGGGAAGTGCCGCTCCGGTCCCTCCCAATTTTTGTGCAATATTCCTCGCTGCTTGTTGTTCGCCTTCTGGTGTTTCTCCCGTTAATTTCTTTGAAACTAAATTTCCTCTTCTTATTCTTGTATCTGTTGCGACATCAAAACTAATATCTTTATTTTCATCTAACTCTTGATCTCCCTGAAGATATTCAGTAGCAGAATCGATGTAATCAGCAGCTCTTGTAATTTTTGATTGTACCCATGCAGGAAGTTGAGTATCACTACTTTTAATTACTTTCCTTAGATTCTTTATTGCTCTTTCGATGGAATCCAATTCAAGTCTTGCCATGTAGCCTTCGTCATCTTTCTTTTTTCCACTGGCAATTTCCTTGTGGTCTTCTTGAATTTTTTTCATTTTTACGGTACAATAAAACCTACTTATTTTTATTTATCTTCAGTGATATCTTTTAATTGATTTTTTAACATTTTTGATAGTTCTGCTGTGGATCCAACAAATAAAGCATTTGTTACATTTGTTGGTCCTTTTTGTACTTTTACATCTTCCAAATCTTTTATTTTCTTTTGTAAATCTATCAACTTATCCGTAGCATCAGAAACATTTTTTATTAGTTGCCCAACTACTTCATATGCTCTAGGAGTGTCAGTTTCTTGAGCTAACTCAAGAACATTGTTTATTGCTTCTTGGCCCTTTTCTATGATAGAATATAAATTTCCACGAGTGTATTCGTAGTCTTTTTTAATGTCATCAATTACAGATCTTTTTTCTTTCTGTATTACTTCTGTAGTGGTCTCTTCCACTTCTGGATGGATAACTTGTTCCGAATCATCAATATTAAATGTCTCATTTAACTTTTTGTATTTTTTAGTCATTTTCATGGTTTCCTTCCATTAATCTAGTGAGCCAGAAAACCCAAAATCGTCCCCAGGCTCTATTAATAAATCGTCAGATAGAGTAATTAATTTGACCTCAGATCCAGAAACATGATCTAATATTACTGTAGAATCCTGACCTCTTCTAACAGATAAAATATTACCGGAAATTGACTCAACATATAATTCTTCTTTGTTGATATCAAGATATGATCCAACAGTAATTCCAACTGAACTCACGACCTCAATAATATTATCTGTTTTTTCTGCATCTTTTGATAGTGTTGTGGTTACAGTTCCAGTATAATTTTGTATTGCACGAGGTTCTACACTGTATGTAACTTCTCTTCTTGCTGACCCTGACGCATCACCAGAAACAAGACCAATAGAAACTTTTTTGATGATTTCGGAAGAAACGGAATCGGAAGATACTGGACCAAACAGATATGTCTTTGCAGTAAATTTTAAGGTATAAATTAATGCTCTTCTTTCTGTATAATCACCTTCATAATTATCTGTCATTGATATATTATCAAGTACTATGGGTATATCTCTTTTTTCTCCTATTTCCTTTACTAAATCAACTGTCAAATTGTAATTTGGTTGGAAATATGGTAATATTTGCTCAACTATCTGAAGCATATCATCGTTAAGTTTTGTCATTATACTCAATTCAAAATTTAAATTATAAGGAACAGGTAGGTATGCCTTTCTTATTTGATTATTATTTACATCTTTAGTCAAAAATGTTTGAGTAGTTGTCAGTTTTCTAGTAGTGTCATATGACATTCCTATCACTTCAAACGACATTCTAGGCAAATTTACCTGAACTGGTTTATTGAGATTTGGAATTTGTTCCAATCTAGCAAGAAACTTCTGAGTTGGCCCATAAGCCAATGGAACTCTAACGGAAGAAACAACATTCCCAGAGTCATCTTTGTGCTTAATAGTTATTCCATTAAACAGTGTTCCAAATGCAACTACTGTCTTTCTTGTTATTTCGTGATAAAAATATTCAAACATGTTAGGAAATCCTTATAATGTTATTTAACCATTTACATATTTATCAAGGAGTTCCAAATGGATTTTTTTCACTAAAGTCAACTATTACATTTGCTTCTTCTTGTATTTCTTTATTTTGAGCGAACGGATCGATTAGATTATCGGCTGTAACAATTTTTATTTCATAAGTTGCACTAGATGCTGATCCTACTAATGTTTCTCCTGGGATAAAATCACCTGTTATATTAGACAATTCTAATTTGTTTGTTGTAGAATTCCAAGCTTTAACTCTTGCAGTGTAACCAGATTGGGAGCCGATGACAGTCTCATTATATCTATATGTACCATATCCAACTACATAAGGACTTTGTATTTGGATAATTGGATTTTCCGTATATCCAATTCCAGTAGTTATAATTCCAATTCTTGTAACAACTCCATTTTCTATTATTGCTCTCGCTTGTGCAGATATTGAAGAAATTCCAATAAATTGTACTGTTGGCTCAATTGTGTATCCGGATCCACCATTTGTTACTGAAATGTTACCCACTATCCCATCTCCAATGGAAGCCACTGCCGTTGCTCCCTTTCCCCCACCACCATAAAAAGCAATAGTTGGGGGGGAAGTGTACCCATAACCAGCATTTGTAATTTCTACTCCCTGAACTCTAAACAAACTAGAATCAGGTTCGCACAAATCAACTATTCCTCCAATCATTGTTGCTATTCCAGTTGCTGTCTGCCCAGAAATTGGAATTCCAAACTTTACTTGTGGTGCAGACTTATATCCTTCTCCTCTATTTGTAATTTTTACGAATGTCACGCCACCATTTACTATAGTGGCAGTTGCTGTCGCGGACACTCCAGCACCAATCATATCAAAAGTCTGGATATAGCCTTGCTTCTCTACATTATCATCTATGAATTCTATTCCAGTATCAACTAGTTCGTCTTGGTATCTGAATAGTTCGCATCTCAATGTATAAACATAAGTTTGTTGAAGTTGATAAAATGGTACTTCATGCTCAACAAATTTAATTTCAAATAACCTATCACCCAAAGGAAAATATATCAAATCTCCTTCTTTTGGTCTTGTCGCTAATTCGACATTAGATTGATTTTTTATTAGTGGTGAAATATAATTTTCAAATCTTTCTTTTGAGATAATAAGATTCAAATCAGTGTAAGGTTGAACTCCAAATTTTGTAAGTAAAGTTCCAGCACCTTCATATCCATCGTATGTATCAACATACGCCTCAATGGGATATGCATTATCGAATTCAGATTCTATTACCTCTTTTATAATTGTTTTTTTGGTTAGATACTTTCTGGGAATGTAATATACATCTATTCCATATATTTTTAATTGTTCATTTATGAGATCTTGAATTAGACCTTGTTCGGTTTTTGATCCTTGAAGAAAAAATGGATTTAACATATATTATCCAATGAGATCTAGTGGAGGAAGCTCATAAGTACTAGACATTCTTTCCATAATAATATCTAATTCTCTTTGGGCATCATCATATATTGGTCTACCATCTAATTCAATTCCTCCAGGAAGTTTTACTCCTCTAAATTTAATTAAATTTTGTCCCCATTGTCTTTTTATGAGTGCAGTCAAGTATTGCTTTAAAAATGAATCATTCCAAACTTTTGTTGATTCGGCTGGGTTTAGTGCCCTATAACAATCAATTATAAGAGTTTGTCCTACAGTCACACTAGACCAATCTATATCCAAATACAATCTATCTTCTCTTTTATTGAATCTGACCTGTTTCTGTGTTGTTAGCAACCAATTAAGGTCTTCCAAGTAAGTTTTCACCATTGAATAAGACAATAATTCAGTCGATCCCCAATAATAAACATCATTCAAGAACAATTGATATTTAATACTGAACATTCCACTGGAAATACTATTTGAACCCTCAAATTGAAATATCTTGTTTATTCCAATTACATATGAAGGTATTTGCAAATAATTTGCTGTCTCTTTATATTCATAAGTTTTATTTCCAGCAACTGTGGTTATCCCTACTCCTTCTTTTCCTCTTGCTCTGTCTAAATCTTGTTGTGTGATTTCATATCTTAGTAGAGTTGGAGATACTCCATCAAAATGTCTTTCTTGAAAAAATTGTATTGCATCATCCACCAAATCTTCTATTTGTTCTTGTGCAACATTAATTTCTAAAACTGGAGCACCCAATTTTCTTAAGCAATAATCAATTAGTTCTTGTCTTGTGGAAGGTTGTGCCATGTTACAATTTAGATACTACTTCTTGTTGCTTTAAGTATAACTTAATATAAGACTTTGCAAAATTTTTAACAATTTCTATATCATCTATACTATCTATATCTCTAGATAATTTTTCGTATTCAAACATTTTATTAAAATCTTCTAGAATTATTTTATCTGGATTCATTTTTTATTTCTAGTAGTAATGTTTTTATTAAATTCAAATCATCTTTCATTGTTGAAATTTCACACTCAATTTGCCTCATCTTAAAATTTTCTTTTTCTTTGGTATCAGTTGCTTTTATGTGGTTTTCATACTCAATTGAATTTATGTTCAATATTGCATTTGTGTTTTTATCTCTAACTAAGTTTGGGTTTCCTTTTACTTTATAATACATATTAGACTACTGAAATTACACGAAGATCTTTAATTCTTGGTGGATATGTCTGATTTACTGATGTTCCTATGATTTTTATGCTAAATGATTTGAATGGCCCTATAGATTCTGCTGTGAACTCATAATCGACAAATGGAGTATTAGTAGAACCGTCTGATATTAATACATCAGTTTTAATTAATTTCGTATCTGGGGAGCCATCATTATTTGATGGATCGATAGTAATGCCATTATTCAGATTCAAATATCCAGGAAATGGGAAGTAATTGAGTTTTAAATTATTATCATTTGATACTGAATATAACAATTTAATATCATTGTATATATTTACATAGGCAGATAAAATTACCTTTAGACTTTGTGCTGGATTTTCTAGATATATTGGTTTTGTTGCATATACAAATGAAGATGGATCCCCCTCCAGAGTAGATACCCTATCATCAGTTGAATAATTTTCTATTTTTTTATCAACTCTATTTGAAGTGAGAACTATAGATGTTCTATCGAGAGCAGAAATCACTGGAGACAATTTTTCATCAATAGATCCCAGAATCATATTCAAATTAAAAGACTTATTTCCAGGCAAAAATGATAATTTTTGACTTTCGTTCAAAGTGGAGCATATAACTCTCTGTGAACTCAAATAATTTGTTGCATTTAAATTTATTGACTCAAATCCCTGATCAACAAATGGAGTTTCTATTCCATCCACACTTTTTCCACTTACTGTTCTTATTGCGGAAGAAATTTCTGTTCTCGGTGGAGAAAAAGTTTGTATATTTGGAATTATTATACCATATTGTATATTTTTTGTTGCTGTTACTCTCATTCCACCAGAAGATTTTGTTTCTTTTATATAAAGTGGACTAACTACGGTCCTATCTTTTCCATTTGATGGCCCAACTGAAAGCTTTATATTATAGTAATCCAATCCTATTGGGTCAGATGTCGTTACATCAGATAAATTGTGCGTAGTATTGATTCTTCTTAAGGAAATTCCATTCGATTCATATTTGTATATAGAAATTCCCAACTCATAAGTTCCTCTTTTTGTTGAATCGACTCCTCTTGTAATTCCTTTCAAGGTATTTCCAGAAACTTCATTATAAGATAAAATTTCACTTCCAATTAGAATATAACCAAGATTGTTTGAATTTACTGATAGTCCCTCAAATGAAGAAAAATTGGAAGAGTTTTCTACTACAATGTCATTAGTTGAAGATTCCGTATAAGAATTTAATAATAGAGTTGTTGGAGACAAATCGGAAATTACATTTGAAATTTTTACCACATCACTACTAGAATGCATACCATGATTATAATGGTTTACTTTTATGTGTTTGCCATCATGTATTTCTATTGGAGCAGATGATAGCAATATGTTTGATCCATTCCCATTTAAATCCGTTGTGATCCCCAAATTATTAGTATATCGTATTGTTTTTCCAATACCAGTTTCAAAATTTCCCTGTACTTGGTCTAATATTAATTCATTGTATGCTGAAATATTAGCAACAGACAGCTTCATATTTCTTCCTAATTTATTAGTTCCTGGTGCATTTATAGTGAGTAAATCGCCTATTTTATATCCAACTCCACCAGAAGAAATAGTTGCACCAGAAGAAACTACAACTCCATTAGCTATAGTTAAATTTGCAGTTGCATTTTGTCCAGTCCCAGTCAAACTTATCAATGGGACACTAGAATAGTATCCATTTTCATATGCCTCTCCATCATCAATTATTGTCAAACCACCGAAAGCTGATCCACCATACCCCACAAAATTTCCAGTTGCGTTAGTGATCGATTGTATTACAGTGTTCCCAAAAGATAAATTTGGGTCCGATACAGTCTTTGATAGCCCAACTCTGATTTTTTTCGCATTAAATTCTAATGGGTTTTTTAATAGTTTTGATATATTTTCTTGTTGGTCCAAATCAGAATTATAAAAATTTACAACTCCCCCATCAACAATGTTAAAACTTGCTCTGCGCAGGGTATATTTCAGATCATCATATTGGTTTGCTGTCCATGTTGATCCACTTTGCGATAAAAAGAGAGAGCCAGAATCCGGCTGTTTATTGACAAAAATTTGCCTAGAATTTATGGCATTATAACTTGCTGCATCCAATTCTCCCAATCTGGAAATCCAAACTTTATAATCCGAAGAATTCGAAATTACTACCAATGAATGAAATGTTTCTCCAGATAAGTATACTGGAGAAGGAAATGTAAAAGTAGTTGGCACAGAAGAATTCGAGGAAATATTGACTTCATTTGAATATAATGTTACTTCACTTTCAGGATATACAATAGTATCCGGCGTTCCCAGCTTCATTGGCCTCAGTTGTACCGTTACTGGTTGTGATGGATCTTTAGAATAAAAATACAAATCAACAGAAGTTACAAATATTCCCGTTTCGGGAGCAACATAGAATGATTGAGCTAACGGACTTCTAATTTCCATTTATATTACCTTTTTTGTATTTATTCTTATGATCATCTTCTTCTGTTACTATTATCAGATCTAGAGGAAGAAGGTGGAGGATTTTGTCTTGGTGGATCTTGTCTTGGTGGATTTTGTCTTGGGGGATCTTGCCTTGGAGGATTTTGTCTTGGTGGATCTTGCCTTGGTGGATCTCGTCTTGGTGGATTTTGTCTTGGGGGATCTTGCCTTGGAGAATTTTGTCTTGGTGAATCTTGCCTTGGAGAATTTTGTCTTGGTGAATCTTGCCTTGGAGAATTTTGTCTTGGTGGATCTTGTCTTGGTGCAGATCCCGGTCCTTTCACTACATTTGCTCCAGCTTGCTGTAGAGCTTTTACT